GTATTCGCATCAGTTTCTGATTCTTTTAAATTTAGAATATCCTCTAATAATACTTCAGCATCATATGAAGACTTTTTCTTTTTGGAAGAAGTTTTGCTTTTACCTTTATCAGAAGGTACACATTTCTTCTTACCATCTACAGTAGCTACTTTATATCCAGGTTTACAGTTAGGTGGATATCCTGCTTTAGAATCATCTTCAGCAATTAAATCACCATCTGTATCGCCAGGTATATCGCCTTTAAAAGGTTTGTTAGCAGTAAGTATAAGACCCTTACTAGCTACATACTTTTCAGCATCCTGACCAACTGAATCCCATAAAGCTAAATTAGCAACAACTGATTTTTTATCTTCTAAATTTAAAAAAGATTCATCTGCATATTCTACATCTGAATCTCTAAAAATTAAAAAATTTGAATTTTTATTTTCTTCTTTATCTGTTGCTCCAAGCGCCGGATTTTCTCCGTCTATCATTGAAACAGCAGTAATTTGCGCAGCAGTAGTTCCATCGTTATCTGCTGGATTATTTACTATAGATACTTCTTTGTAGTCCATAGCTCCAACTTTCCAGTAGCATACTTCTTCTACGCCACTATCTTCATCGGTATAAACTTGGCCTCTGCTGTGCCCGCACCATTCATCTTTGTTTAAATTTGTTCCACAAATAGAACATTGAACAAAGTTATGTTTTAAATCCGCGTCCTTCATAGGAGCGCCGTGAGTTGACACGGTTAAATATCTACCATCTAAAATTTTATCAATAGCCTCACTATCAGTTACTTTAACGTCAAGTTGAGTGTAGCCTTTCCCGTCCATTGTGTCAATGTATCTTGCGGCTTGAACTCTACCTAAAGGTTCAGAATCAAGATCATGATTCTTAAGCAATGGTTTTGGGAAAGGTTTTGTCCACGTATCTTGATGTACTGCATACTTCATAGATTGTGGATCATAATAAAAGAAATTTTTGTTTTTATAACCAGCATGTGTCGCATCTATTGTGATTACTAGCGATTCTGGTTTCTCTTTTCCTGAACTTGAAATAATAGTATGATTATCACTTGCATTATTTACTTGCTCATCCGAAAAAGAATTTAACATTTTACTCATAAGTTTCCTCCGATAATAACTCTGGAAATTGTTCTTTACTATAAGTTATTTTTTTGCATCTAGGGCATTTAATTTCAACGTCACTTCCTGGTATAATCTTAGATAATAATTTATTACAAACAGTAGGTGCTCCCCACTTCTCTGATTTTTTATCATCAACGTGCGTGCACCTTAATTCAACTAGTTTAGTAGGAACACAATTTGCTCTAATAGCAATGTTCCCGCAGCCTCGTTTTTGGCATTTTATCTCTACAGCCGATGGAGATTCAACATCCATATACTTGCAAAGAAGAGATGCGCAAGAAGGGCATCTAAATTCAGCATATTCTTTTTTATCCATTGATACTCCCAGTTAGCCTATCCTCTAAAGCAGAGAATACAAACTTTACCGTGTCTTTTAAGCTATAGGTATTCAAATAGTTAGATATCATTACCTGCAGTATAGTTATGTCATACGGGTCTAAGTTAGATTCTACGATTAGTTTATCTACTTGCTTTCTCGTCCTAACCGAAAGACATTTATCCCAGAGTTTTTGATAATTATCTTTTGATACTTTAGGTTTAGCAAGTTGCTTTCCATGCTGATTGGAAGGCCTTGAAGTATTACTTGATGCATTTTGTTGAGCAGAATCATTTCCTCCTGCTTCTGCTAAAGGAATAGAAACTCTATTTAAGTACATATCATCTTCTTGTACTCCCTCTAGTAAATCTTTACCTAACTCTTTTCTTAATTCAGAATGAGTTATTCCATTGGATAAATATAAATTTAAATGATGAGCCTCTCTTGCTATTTTTTCCTGTAATGCTACTTCAGGAATAGAAAGTTCAACCATATTATCAGGACCTAGTGTAAATTCTGTGAACCCTGCTTCATACAATAATTCTTTAACCATATGAAATTCTACTGCTTTTTTAATGATTCTTTGGAACTTAGCAGATGTACTTTGAATTTCTGAATTCATTACTTGAGCAGTTGCTCTATTAGCAGTATCTCCTGCTCCCATTGCTACATCAGACATTCCTAATCCTGCTAATACTCTAGCCCTAAAATAAGTTAAAGCTGAGGTTAATATATTATTAGCACTTGTTGCTTTAGCGACATCTTCAATCTCAACTCTTTCAGTAGTTATCATTACTCCATCGCCTGTTAAATTTCTAATAGTTGAAGCTAAATCATCTACTTGTTCTTGAGTCCCTGGTTGATCTTTATTTCCAACTTTTGCATGTAATTTAGGAACAGCTACTTTTATAGATTCAAGTAATAAAAGTTCTTCTAATTCTCTTAATGCTTGCATGTCTGCTATCACAGGCGTTGACATGGGCATTGCAAAGAAATAATTAGAAGGAGATGCTCCTTTGTCTTTAACATGAATCATATTGTAAGCTGGCCATTCTATTGCTGTATCCGCATTTAATTCTTTATTAAATCTAGTTACTACTGAACCGTCCTCTCTTATTTGTTTCCATTTTCTAACATTGCCATAGTCATCTCTGTCTACCTCGACAGTAGCAGGATCTACGCAAAAGTAACCAGCAACTGGTACTCTTTTATAGCCATCAAATGTTGTTCTTTCTTTTCCTCCAGAAGCTCTTCTATTTCGTTGTTTAGCAATTAAAGAATTACTATACAAAACTAAATTAAAAGCAATCTCATCAAATAACTCAGATGTAGGTTTATTCGTAACTGTAGCCATTTGATCAAATCTTTTTCTAATATACTCCACAGTAGAAGGATTATTTCCAACAAACTCCCACTCGTGTTTTCTAATTTGTTCTACATATTTTTCTACAGCTCTTCTAAAAATAGATTCATTTGAAAAAGCAAGAGCTACCTTTCTAAAATCCCATTCAGGTTTTATGTAAACTCCTCTGCTTCCTCCTGTTAATGCAGATAATACTTTTGCTTTTAGCTGTGCCAAAATATTAGCAACACTTAATGACTTTGCGTCCTTAACAAAAGCTCCTCCTTCTACAGGAGCTTCCATAGATTGATTTCTTCTATTTATAATTGATTCCACTTTTTCTTCTAAAGAAGTATCAGTTCCTTGGAACCATGAAAGTGGGTTTAATATTGATCGTTTTCTTTGAGCCATTAAATTTTCACCCCTGCATTATTTAAAATTTCTTGTAATCTGTCAGCATCCTCTTTTGACATTTTAGAAAAACATTCTCCTTTTTTAGCGGATGTAACTGCTTCAGCTGCTTCTTCTGGAGAAAGTCCCATGTACTGATTGAAAAACTTACTTACATCTGCATCGGTTCTATATACTAATAATCCTATAGGGTCGACTATATTACCAGTTATGTCAATCTTTGTTGTTGATGAGAACTGCGTAGGATGATTTCCAGAAACATTTACATTATCTCCAGAACTCCCACTACCGGCAAGCCTACTATTAGAAGGAGGTATAAGTTCATCTGTGCTATAACCAGTAGTAATAGAATCTGTTGATGGATTTATTCCGCCCAAAGTATCTGTAACTGCATCAGCATAAGTATCTTCTCCTAGCATAGATAAGTCTCTAGAGTAGGCTCCACATACTGTGAGTGCGTCTGCATTTAAAGCTAAAAGCCAATCACAAATATCAAGCAAACCATATAAGAATTTTAATGTTTTATCTTTTTGGGCTTCTGCTTCAAACTGATAAGCAGGAAGTCCCATATTTCTAGATCTAAGCATCATTGCTCTTTTCATTCTATCAACATATCCTCTTAATTGATCAAATAATCCTGTACCTTCTCCGGTTAACATTTCTGCTAAGAGAACAATTAGTTGCTCCCAAGGTAAGCATTGCGCTGCAGCAGTTTTATAATTACCGGCATAAGTCCAGACTCCTCCATTTTCTTCACAATTTGTTTTGGTTGTCCACTCATCGTCATCACAATATCCTTGTTTTTCTAACTCTTCTTTAACAAATTCATTTATTTCTTCTTTTCGTTCCTCAACCCATTCAAATATTTTTCTAGTAACTTCAGTTTGAACTTCATCTATTAAGAAGTGTAAAGTCATATGAACTGCATTAATTAAAATCTTTAAAATATTTATACCTAAGCCAGGTAAACTAAAACCCATTCCTTGAGAAGTATATAAGCCTATAATAATTTCAACCCATTTTTTAATCTCAGCAATATCGCCTTTTAGATCAATTAAAAACTGTTCTATACTATACTCTTTTGATTCCCACTCTGCTTTTTCTGCTTCTAGCTTAGCAATCTTAGCCGGATCTGTTTCTCCTTTTAATTTTTGTTCAATCCACCATATATAAACTTGTTCTAAATGATTTGGATCTAATCCTAAATTTTCTCCTAGATAATCTTTTAAATGAGGTATTCCAGAAATAATTTCAAAGAAAACACAGCAGAAAAACTCTCTTGAAAAAATCTCTTCTTGAGTCATAGTTAGCACGTCTTGAGCAAATCTATTACTCATTTTTTGCATACCATTATTCATATCACCCTTCCAATACTCCATAAAGGTAGAAGCAACATCTGCTGATACAGCATCAGGATCTATGTATCTTCCTATCCAAATATTTTGATTATCATAATTAGTATTAGTCATATCAACAGGAACATATTGTGTAAAATCATCTTTAGGAATTGCCTCATTTTTTTCAGGCATAGTGTAGAACCACACTCTTAATTTTCCTTTATCTCCTGGATTAGCAGGGTGAGAGAACTTAGCTTTTTTAATACCCATTGAAAATGCAGCGGTAAGGCTACGATCTCCATTGTGAGCTCTTGCCATATCCACTGATCCAATATTATTAGTAACAGCATGCACAATACTAGTTTTTGTAATACCAATATAGAGATTAGCGTCTTCTGTAAAATCAACAGAAATTGGATCATCCTCTCTAAACATTTTCTTTTGAGCGGGTCTCGGAAATCTAAATGGATCACTTGCATCATAATCAAATTCCATCCAATCTCTTCCTTGCTCAGCAGCTTCTCTAAATACTTTATATGGGATTTCTACAAAAGAACTATTGTGGGCTAGATTTACTCTAGGATTAGAGTCTTTGGATAAGTCTTGCATCTTTCTTACTAAATCTTCTTTAATTTGATCTAGATGCCTATCAGGAGCGCTCTTTATTTTCTTCCAAGCATCAGACTTTTCTTTAAGCCTATCTCCTAGAGGTCGCATGTCTCGCCATTTATATCCAGCAGCTTTACATGATTTTTTATCTTGATACTCATTGTAAGTCATACCGTTGGAATCTTCACAATAAGTTAGTAGTCCGTCTTCTCCCATCTTACGTAACTGCCTTCTTCTTTTTCTTGCAGTTATTCTAAGATTATCAAAAAACGAATCTATCTCGCTGCTTAGCTGACTATTATATGCATCATCACTCATTAAAATCTTCTCTTAGGTTTATTAATTAAACTTCTTGAACTGTGCTTAAAAGTTTTAGTTTCATTTTGTTTCTTAATTCCAACCTTTTTTAAATTCCCATTTTTATCTCTTGTGTATTCTCCTGGTTCCCCTGGAGCGGCATGATCTCCATGCCTATATATAGTTATGCCATTCCTATTCTCAACTGAGGGTAAATTCTGCTCTTTAAATTTAGAACGCCATCCTGGCTTAGCGTTAGTGGATAGTATTGTATCAGTTTGATCTACAATTAAATCCGAATCCCATCTATGAAATTGAGATGTATCTAGCATGTATCCATGTATCGCTAGCATGAAAGCATCAAGTCTATGATCTAGTTCATCTCGTACAGTAGATTCATATATCTCTCCAGTCTTTCCATAACGAGCTACTACATAACCTCTCATTTGCCCTATAAGTTTTAATTCGTCATTTTCGACAGTTTTCCCTTTTTTGTTAACTGCTGGAATTACTAGTCTGTTTTCCTCATTTAATAACTGAGCGTTTTTAACTATAACATTTTTTGTTAAAGCTTTAGTTGTTTTTCCAGAAACTTTATCTATGATTTCAAAAGATCCACCCATATCTACTGACATCATATTATCTAATTGATGTTTTAATCCTGTAGCTTTTGCCCCTAAAGGACCTGTCCCTTTATCAATAGAAATTCGAAGCATTTCATAGTTTGCTTCTCCGTGTCCCCTATCAAACACTAAAGAACTAAATGGAATTTTTTTCATTAATTTTAGTATAAAGTCTACAGCGCCCATATTTGTATACTCCGCACCGTCTACATTATCTGCATAAAAAACTCTTAATACATTTTTTTTCTTTACTGGATTTATAATTTCTCCTGCAGCTGTTTTCCATTCTCCATCATTATACGGAATTAACTCTTCTTCTTGGTTCATAATTTCAAGTACTACAGCCTGAACACCATACTGAGACTCGTTCCAATCTACTCCAAGTATATATTGATTATTTGGATTTAGCTTTAAATCATTATAATCATATACATATAAATTTTGATCTATATGATGATTCTTAAATACTCCGTCTGCCGCACTTCCAAATTCAGCTTTATACTCATGCTCAAATTGAGATACTGGAGTAATAACCTTTAATTCTTTTTCTCTTTGAGCAGACCACTCTGGACTAACCATAGAAGGGTAATGATGTTCCCCAAATCCTAATTCTTCTTTATTAGTAGATACTTGATAAAAATACTCACGTCTACCTGTAGGAGTTCCTGAGACAGTTAAAGTAGTATCTTTATAGGTAGTTTCAATAGGTATGACTGCCTCTATTAGGGAATTAAAAGGAATAGAATCAACCTCGTCAATATATAAATCATTAGCCGAATTATGTGCTAAGAATCCTCCAGTATGATCTCCTTGCACTGTGTGCCCCGATGCTACACTAGCTCCAGTTGCAACAGCTCCCGAAGTAGCTGGATAATCATTAAAAACGACAAGATTATGATAGTCGTCAATTGTGACATCATAAGTTGCTGCTTTGCCTATCTTTTTAACACGCTTAACTCTCGCCCAGTAAGAACTGCCATCTGGATGAATAACTGAAACAAAATCTGCTCTATGATCTTTATTCTCTTGAGTATTTATATCTTTAAGCTCAGTCCATCCTCTATACAGACACATAAATTTATGATTATCTGTGGAGTGTACTACTCTTTCACTAGTAGTTTCTAGTTCATATATATCTTGAACTCCGTTATCATGGACAGCAGAAACTGTTCCTTTTATTGACTTTCCATCACTATCTTCAGTGTTAACAGATAATACTTCGTCTCCTACTGCTAAGTCTTTAATAGATTTAAGAGTTCTATCCCACATTACAACATTTGTGTTTGCAGGAAAACATTTACCACGAACTGCATTATTTCCTACATACCCCATTATAACAGAGCCATTTTTAAACCATATTTCATATGGTCTCATTCTTGTCCGTTCAATAGATCCTGATATTTCTGAGGCATCTCTGGCCATTCTAAATATTAAATTAAAAATAGTTTGTACTTGAGAATCATATCCTGCTACTAGCAGTACTTCTCTATTATTGTGAGTATACGCTTTCCATATAGCTTCTATTGCTAATGTTACTGTTTTACCCGTACGACGTCCCATTCTTAATACTCTTTTTTGAGTTCTATCTCGTAGAATAGCTTTTTGGTAAGGACGTAATACTAAATCTTCTTTTGGATTTGAAGGGGATTTTAAGTACATCTCAGCAAAATAAACTGGATCAGCTAAAATCTGAGCTTCCATTAATTCGTGTTGACTTAACTGATCGGACATAAGAAACTCCCAATTAAAATACAATCATTTTTGTTAAATGTTAAATCTAAAGCTCTGCCTTTGTAATCAGATATAAATCTTATACTTTCTTTTTTAGTAGGCTTAGTACTAATATTTGATTTAGATTGTGTTAATTCTATAGATCCTGTTATATTGCTAGCTACATGTTTAGTTTGTCCGTTAAAATATAATCCTAATCTACTTAATAAAATAATTAGAATATCTTTGCTATCTTGATCTAGGTGTTGAACTCTTTTATTTTTAAATAAATATTCTACGATGATCTTAAGAGATTTTTTATTAAGTTTGGATAAAGATAATGGAAGTGTTTGTTCTAAGTGTGCGTTAGGCCTTTTACCCTGAAGATGGCTAAGTGATCCTTTCAAATAATCTAATTGCTTAGTTGACAAATTTACGTCTCCATATATGGGTAAGTATCTAGAAACAATAGCTGAATTTTCAGATCCTATTAGAGTTTTATTTGTGGTGAATATACTATTATTGTATCCTAAAAACTTAGTAGTAGATGAGCACGTTATAGTTCTTCCTTGTGCTCCTCCTATAACTATTAAATCTTCTTCTGATTCAGATATATCTAGTATACTAGCTGAGGTATATGAACCATCCCACTGCAATAAATTACAACTAGTGCGTAGTAACTGTTTAGCTTTAATAATTTCTCCTTCATCCGTTATTAATAATTGCTCCTCGCTTATTGTTATTTTTTTCTTGGCCATGGTGATGGTTTAGGTTCCTTCTTAGCGAGGCTTGGTTTCCTGTGATATTTTCTATAATATATTTCTTTAATTACTCCCGAACTATCTACTTTCTTTTTAAACCTTTTTAACATTTGTTCAAAAGGCTCTCCGTTATACTTAGGTTTTACTTCTACCATTTTTCTCCTTATCTTGAGTGATGATACATGGCTTCGTTGCCATACATTCTATTTTGAGGGTTTATTTTTGCTGAGTATGCTGCACGCAACGCCCTCTGTCTTTCCGTTGCTGCTCCTCTCGTGTCTAATGCTTCTGGAATATATCCTCTTCCAAAATCAGGCTGATTAACTTCGCCCATAAAACTATATAATCTTTTTGCTGCCTCTCCAAATCCTTGAGCAGCTACGTTTGAAACAATTTGAGTTGTATCTTTAATAATGCTCATCCAACTCCATAATGAAAATGCACCACCTGCTACATTAAATACTCTACCAGCAGTTCCTATAGCTTTTAAGTGTAACCCCTTTTTGACTAGGTCAGTTGAGATTTTAATACTTTTACCTCTTACTCCGCCCTTGTTCAAAGATCCAAACTTAGCGTTTTCTGGATCAACTCCAGCTAACTTATACAACCAACCATGTTTTAAATCACCTATATCAGCAGCTTCATCTACAACATTAAACATACCCGCTAATCCTAGTCTTCTTGCATTAGCCATCTTTTGAACAGTAGGACTATTCCAAGTAGGATCTATGGCTGCCATACTTTTACCAATCATTTCAGTTACAGAAAGACCAACATTACCTATAGACATTTTTGCCCAGACACCTCCTGATGGTTGTACTCCAAGAAGCATAGTTTTCCAACCTATAACTCCAGCAAATTGTCGTTTAGTTATACCAGCTTCGGCAGCTTCTCTCGATGCAAATGATCCAGCTTTTCCAAAAGCACCCCCAGATTTACGCCAAAACAGTCCATGTCTACCATAATTCTGATGTCTCCATCCACTTGGAGAAGAATAAGACTGTTTATATCCTCTAACACTTGGACCAAATAAACCTTCTTTTAAGGCACCAGCTGCTTCCCATGGCCACGGCATACCTGCTGCAGCTCCATAAACGGCTCCCATCCATGGAGTAGGAGTTACTCCTGCCAAAGGATTAAATCCAGTAGCTTCGCCTACCGCGTAGTTAGCTCCGCCATAGGCAGCAGAAGCAATCGCACTTGCGCCGTATTGTGTAGCAATTCCACCTTGGAAGCCATAACCTAAAGCTCCTCCTGGATTAGCAATCATTGGCATTAGACAGTACTCCTATTTCTAGCTTTATGCATGGAAAAAGGTACAGAACCATCCATTCCTAAATGTCCTGGCTTTCCAATTCTTCTACCTTGATTTGACCATGATCTAAAACCTGGTCCTACCATTTTCCCTCTATTGGACATTCTTCTTTTATTTAATGAATTCTTTTTAGCTTCGTTAACAGATCTAATAATATCTAAATTTACTTTACGAGCTCCATATCCTCCAGCTACTGCTCCTAATACTCCTAGTACTGGAACACTTTTAGTAAAAGGTATTCTTCCCCAACTAGCTATACTAGCAACCATTCCTGTGGCTGCACCTGCAATACCACCCCATTTAGCTCCTCCCATAAAAGATGAACTTAAACCTGTTTCTCCTCCAACTGTAGTTGCAAAAATATCTTTAGCTCTTTCCGTATGATAATTGACTATATTACTTACGGCATTACCGACTCCAGCTCCAGCTCCTCCAGGCGCAGGAGTAGCCATTCCTAAAGCAGCAAGTCGACTCATTCTTTGTAAGTAACCTGCGTCTTTAAAAGACGCTGCAGAGTATGGATTTTCACCATCTGGAGATTTTACAGATTGACCTGGATTTGCTAACCATTTCATGCCACCGAAAGCAGCCATAATACCGGCTCCTGCCAGAGCATATGTTCCAAATCCTGGCTTAAAGTTTTTAGCTATACTACTAGCTCCTTTAGGTACTTGTTTAATTGCCATTTTCTTCTGTATCCTCCTGGAATGCGTTGTCTAGATTATCATTTCTATTTTGTGTCTTTTGCGCTTCTCGGATTTTTAACAATTCAAATTTTTCTCTCATATCTGCCGCTCTTGTTGAAGGGTCTGAATCGTCAGTTAACTTATACTTTGCTCTCTGCTCTCTCGTAGCTAATAATTCTTTTCTTATAATACTTAATCTTCTGGATGCCTTATCTTTAATATCTACATAAGGAGTTAGCTGTTCTTGATACAACACTGTACCTGTTGATTGAACCACAGCCGAAGCAACTTCTTTAACGTCTCCTTCCATTGCTATCATATTTCTTGCTCTACGTTCATCTAGTAAAGTTGCAGCATACTCTTGAACCATATTAACTTCTAAATAATTCTCCATATCTACACCCATGTCTTTAATTAGTTGAGGCACCATTGCTTCTAAGTATAAAATTTCATCTGGACACCTTTCTCCTTTAGGAGCTATACCCATTTTATGAAATGTGCAAATAGACGCAAACGGACATTCACTGTCTTGGCACACCATGGGTAAAGTATTTTTTACTCCAAAAGTGGACGTCTGAGCGTTTTTAATGAGAGTTTCTACTTGTGTCCTACTAAGTTCTATAGAATCTCGTTTATCCTCTGGATATGCATTAAGTATTGACTGTATTTCCGGTACTTCCGGAAGAGAACTTAATGTTACTTTCTCATCCTTATCTATCTGCTTTAACGCATTAGATAATTTTTTAGATAAAGCTATCTCTGTAGAAGTTATGTCAGATTCTTTTTTCATTTTATCATTAAAAGCTTATTATATAGATCTGGATTAGTTGTATGAATTGCTTTAGTTAAAGCCAATAAATATGGACAATCTGCTCCATTACTTTTATAAAGTTTTAAAAAAATATTAACTTCTTTTCTTTCTTTATACTTGTTTAATTTGCCATGATCGGCTAATTTACATAGAGCATGTCTTGGTTCTTTATATTCCTGTAAACTACTGTCTTTCATGAAATTCTAAAATATCCTCATTCATTGATTTCTTTTTATATTTAGTTTGCCATATTCTAATATTACTTTCATCTACTTCAAAAAAAGCTAATATAGATCTTGCAACAAAAAATGGATCGTGATGTATAACTTGAGATACTATTTTTCGTTCTGCATCTCCTGCTAATACTGCGTAGAATTTATGTTCACTTCTCCAATATAATAGTTGAGTCACAACGTCTTGAGACTTAGCTAGTGTATCATACTCATCAGATGTACACTCAAATATCTCAGGTTCATGTGTATCTGATTCTAAAAAGTTTCTAGCCATTGCTCTAACTGGATGTGGTAACTCTTCTATACTCTCTATAGTTAACATTCTCTCTCCTTATATAAATTGTAGTATCATTATAATTATAGCTAATACTATTGTAATTGCTGTTTTTATAGTTATAGCTTCCCCTAAATATAAGTAAGTCATAACCGGAAAAACAAGCATTGATGTAGCAAATCCCATAAACCTCACAGCCCATAGATTGCCAAAACCAGTATACCCCCACTTAGTTCCAAACCAAAATAATAAACTTATAGGAACTCCCATTAACGCCATAAACCACATTGACTTAGAGGTCTTGGCCCAATCCCAAACAAGTTGACTATTAACTTGATACCAAATTAGTACATTGCTTACTAAAAATACTATTACTGTATATATAACATATTTATTCATCAAACTTCATTTCTAGGGCTATTGGTTCTAGTGCGTATTCCATAGATGCTTTTATTAAATGATTAGGCATCTCTGTTAGAATTTCAGTAACCATTTTATGTTTTTTAGCTTCTTCAGCCCAAAGATAATTACTGTGTTCATGAAGTTTATCAAATTTTCTTTTACCCATTTTAATTCGAGAGTTAAATATTGGAAATACTTTTGCATTTTGTTCTAAACATTGGGCTGCAGTATACTCAAAATCTTTTTTGCTTCCTCCAACAGATAGAGAACTTTCATGCATCATAAATTGACTATGAGTAAATGCAAATCTTTTATCACCTGCTAGATAAATAACAGTACCAGCAGAGCTTACTTCTGAAAGTGCATATGTATAAATTGGTGCTTTGGAAAGTCTGAGAATATCGAAGATACTTAATGCTGTTTTAAGATTGCCACCATCTGTATCAATAAAGACATGGATGGGATCTTTACCTAATAAATTTAGATAGTTGACATCGTCAAAAACTCTTCTTATTAGTGAATTTTCTCGTTGATAGTCTCCAGAGGTGGATCGAATATCTTCGGTGATATATATTATTCTATTCATTTAAACTCCTAGGTTTTTTGTTAATAATTATAATTATTGTACTTCTATCAATTGAATATATTCAATTGTTATCATATAGAACTGAACAGCATCAGCAGAAAGTCCTTGTTTTAATACTGTAGTTTCTGTTATTGTTTTGGGTTCAAAATCAAACTCATCATATGTTCCAGCTTCTTTTGATTTCTCCGCCTGCAATTCTACCTCTTGTACTTTTACAAAATCTGCTTTGGAGCTTTTATCAATATATTGAATAGTAAAATCTCCATCTACAAATTTATCCTCTCCTCCAACAGAAGCCATAAGCTCAGCTATTCTTTGATTAGCAAAACTAGTCAAAGTTTCAGGAGCAGAACTTGCCGGTAAAAAAGAAATATCTTTTTTAGGTACACGTTTAAATGCAGAAACTACATTCTTTTTTTCTTGTTGTTTCTTTAAACGCTCTCTAAGTTGTTTTAAAAATGTGCTCATTTATTCCCATTTCCTTCGATCTTTTTCAATTATATCTTGTAATTCTACATCATTAAAATTTTCATTTTCTATATCATCAGGAACTTCTACTTTTACTAGTTCCATAATAGAATACCGTCTGCAACATTTAGGGCATGTCGTATGTGATTCTGAAAAAAGTTCTAATTCTACTTTATCATGGCAGCTACAAACTATAGAAATTTTTTGATCAGACCACTCTATTCTGTAGTCTCCTAAATAAACTTCATGCCTATATAATGAGTTATACTTTTGATTACCCATTTCGCCCTTTCATTATAACGCTTTCCCCTAAATCTTTTTTAATAAATGTATCTTTATGATCATAATATCTTTTCTTATATCTAGGTATATTTTTTGTTTTATCGTTTAATTCTTTAATAGTTGAAGCAAACAAATCTTTTTTATTAAGACCTCCATTAAGAATTGAAAATTTTCTAGCTTCATGGTAAGCCCGTTCTTCCATTGCAAAAGCCATAGCCTTTACTCCTTGATCTTTATGCATATTAGCATCTAACCATTTCATAACGATAGCCGCTGCTTCCATACAATCTAAGCCTGTTCCTTCTATATCCTCAGCTTGTAAATTATATATTTCATCTGGCTCTAGGGGATCATCTGCGTCTTCTCCTGGTTTACAAGATCTGGCTTCTCCTGTCAATAAAAACCAACCAGGATTAATCATTCGACATTCTACCCATCTAATAGCCCTATTTACAGGTCTTTTTGTCCATCTATTTCTTATTTTCTTTAAAAAAGATTTAATATCTACTCCGGGATAGTATTTAAATATTTTCCATAATTTACTATATATAGATAATGTTTTAGCTTTTTCAATCTCTACATGAACTTCATCTACTGGACTAGTTGTAAATTCCTCATCTTCTGGAGATGGAATATTAACTAAATTCTGCATCTCTAAGCAATCTGCAAATAAATTAGGAACCGGCACATTTGGTTTATCATTTCCACCATAAAGACCAAGTACTGCTGCTACTGGATCAAAGCCATTAAGATGTATAGGACCATCCATTGATAAATCAGCAGCCATTTGTATAATGTCTCCATCAATTAGTAATTTAGGTTCCCCGGCTAAGGTAGTTACCGCTTTAACCAACTCAAAGTCTATAGTAGGATCTAGTAATACTGCTATATCATTCAGCTTATCTTTTACAACGTTTTCTAATTCTTCTAAAGTTTCCTCAGCTTCAGTTAGTAGATTAGCCCTTATAGCATCATCGTAAATTAATTCTGATTCAGTAATTTCATCAGCTAAATCCTTATCTGGACTTGCCTTTTTTGCTACTTGGCTTTCGACTTTTACGTCGCCGCTGACTCCCTTTTTTCGGAATATTTTTTTGTCTCTTCTTATGTATGCCATGTTTTCTCGCGTTAAATAATCTAATTAATTGTCTTTCAACTTTTAATGGATATACTATAATATCTTTAAAAGCAATTTGAGTAGGATCAGCTTTTTTTAGAATTTCTTCCTCGTCATCACAAATTTGAAGTGTAACACAGGGAAGAATTAATAAAGAACCTCCTTCTTCTGTGGTAACATTTCCAAATCTATTTCTTAAAAAACGATTAACCTTAGTTCCTTTTGGTACTATTAGTTCATGATGCATATCCCATTCTATACGAATAAAATCCATTTTACTAAACTCGGCCGTACTTTTAATCTGCTGAGCTAAGTACGTTTCTAATCTCTTACGCTCATAGTGAATAACTTCGTAATCACCATCCATATAATTTAATACTACTATCATAGTTATGTCTTTGTGGATTCGTATCTGATCTTATTATAATGCTTTTGGCACATTCCTCCAGCATGATGTACTCCTGTACAATTAGGATAAGAGCACAATCCTCCCTTTCCCCTATTAGGAGCTACCCTAGGTCCCCATCTTAAAATCTCTTCATAGTTCAAACCAGCAGCTTCAATAGCAGCTCCCCATGAACCAAAATGCCTTTCAGCTGCTTTCCACAATGCACCATTTGAATTTTTTACATATGTAGAATATCGTTGTGAAGCCTTTAATTTTAAAATTTCAGATATTATTTTCTGATCTGTCCACCTATATCTAGGCATTTATTTTTTAAAGCTTGCAATAATGTCAGCTTCCCTGATTATTAAATATTCTTGATCGTTCTCAGTATACTTAGTTCCTGAGTATTTTGAAAACATTATTTTATCGCCAATAGAAACATCTGGCTTTCTTTGAATTCCAGTATTCATCCAAACCCCTGGTCCTATAGCTATAACTGTTGCAGTATGTGGTCTTTCTTTTGCGCTATCAGGAATGATTATTCCAGCGGTAGTCTTTTCTTCGATAGTGTCTACTTGGATAACAACTCTATCTGCTTTCGGTATTAAATTAAAACTCATATTATCTCCATTTTTATACGTAGCTAAAATTACTAAATTTTTTTATTAATTCAAAGTAAAATCATTATTTTGTTTAAACATATTAATAGCTGGGACTTTAATCCAGTCTTGATTATAGTTGTTTGTAAGCAAACTTAAAAAATTATTATATATAGCTTTAGTTCCATTTCTATGAAGACCTATGCTATCTACTAGATTATATTTATTTATTATTTCTAATATTTCATCTTTATGAATCCAGCAATTAAATACTTCTTGTAATTTTTCACTTTTCTCCATTGTCTTGCATATATTAAAATAATTCATAGGTATTTCAGAGGAATCCCCCGGAATAAACCCCTTATCAGCCCAAACAACTCTTTGTATGTTTGCTGCAAGTTTACCAGTGTTATCTAAAGAATCATCTACAGATATTTTAAAATCTTTATTATTAGAAGATCTAATTATAACCTTTTTATTGAATATTCCAATATGATAAGGGGTAGGGGAATTAGGGCATTTAATAAGTTTTAAAAATAATTCATGATCTTTATCTTCTGATGCAACTATCTCTGGATCTGTAAGCATTATATTCTTAGTTCTATTTTCATATAAATATTCTAAATAAATAGCATGAGCTGGAATTCCTATCTGAGCGGCAGATAGACCCATTAATTCATCTTTATCTATTCTATTATATAAACTATTTTTTAAAGTCTCTTTTAGTGCAGATAAACTTTCATAATTAAATATTGCATTAGACCTGTCTGATAGAGTTCGTTTAGAAGATATAGAAGAAGAGACCCCTAGAAAAGAGTCATAATCTATAAAATCCTGTCTGAAGCTATATCTAAGATCTTTTAATGATCTTCCTTCAAACATATAATATTATTTCTCGTTCTCTTTCTCTTCCAACTCTTTTTGAGCTTTTCTGGCTGCAATCTGACCGGGAGTTGAACCAGATTGCTCAGAAGAAGCCTGCAATTGTGTATAAATATTTTGTAATTTTTCTATAGTAGCTACTGCTTGCTCTAGGGTTGAGCCATGTATCATGCTATTTTTAATTGCAGTTAATAAAAATTCTATATCAGTTTCCGTAATTTTTAATTCTTTAATTAATTTACGCTTTTCACTTGGTTTTACCATCTTACTTTTTAAACTCATGTGTACCTCCTTGGGTTAATTTATTACGCGTCGTCTTCAGACAACCAAAAGTCGTTACCATCGAAGTACATGCCTCCTTTGGCAGCCGCAGGTGGAACGTCTTTTGCTCCAAATATGAATACTCCGTCCTGTCGAACTTTTAAAACGTCTTCTCCATTACTTTTAAAAATCATTATATCGTCTGGATTAGGACCTACTCCATGTGCAATTCTATCTACAACTAAATTTCCTAAAACAGTAGTACTTCCATGTCCTGTCTCTGCTCCAAGTCTAAGTGTAGAATTTCCCATACTTGGGAATAAATTAATACCGCCGCTAAGATCTCCTCCGTATACCGTATTATCAATCTCTAATATATTAGTAGCTGCATTATAGTCAAAATTAAAACCAGGAGGTGTCGCAGTTTCAACTCCTTCTCTAAGAGTAATAAAGTTATTATCAATCTCCTGGACTGTAAGAGGTGCTCCTTTCGCCTGTCTAGTTATAATATTTAAACTAATTGCCATGTTTAGAATCCTTATGTTTAGTTATTCTTTTTAAAGGTATGTCACTTTCTTGTGACAAAAAGGCTCCAGCTCTTGGAATTAAATGAGCAGAACCGTCTCCTCCTGATTCTATTAAATCTAAATCATCTGGATGAATTTCCAGTTTATATTGATCTAGAATAACAGAAATTAAAGGATTTCTTACAATATCTTCTGGGCCAAATGTAGATATTCCAACTTGTTCTGTGTTTGCAAAACGAAGAAGGCCGTCTAATAAACCGTTACCGCCTTTTCTATCTGTTTGTTCTATATCTCCACAAATAATATACTTGCTATCTTCTCCTATTCTGGTAAGTAGCATTTTCATTTGATCAGTTGTGGCATTTTGGGCTTCATCTAATATAACAATTTTATTATCTAACGTAACTCCTCTCATGTACGCCATAGGAATTACTTCAATAACCTTTGTATAAGTTAAGACTTCTAGCACATCTTTACCAATAAGTTTTTCCATATTACACCAATAAGACATCATAAATGGATCGGTTTTTTCATCTATATCTCCTGGTAAAAATCCTATTTTTTCTCCGGCTGCCTCTACTAAGGGTTTAGTTATTATAATACCATCTACATGATTTCCTCTTTCTGCTAAAGCTTGTAAGGCAAATGCTACAGCTATATATGTTTTACCAGATCCTGCCGGACCTGCGCAAAATGTTAATTCTTTATCTTGTATTGTTTCATAAAAAGCTTTTTGATTATTTGTACGAAATTTTAATTCATAGCTTCTCATTCTTCTTTTAAGTTGGGAAAGTGCTTGACGTTTGTTAGTACATGCTTGATTAAGCATCTCTGAATTTGGGTTACTTCTTTTTTTGGCCATAAGAAGATACCTCCTTATATTAAATATAAATCTAAACTCTAATTATCCGTTTACATTTGGGCCAGCAATGCCTGGTTTGCTACTTGGTTTATCTGGCTCTGTAACTGGGATATCTTGGTTTTCTGTGGGTTCTGGTTCTATTTGATTAACCGGAACTTTTATTATAGTTCTAGCAACTCCAGGTTCTTTAGGTTTAGAACCCATTCTAGATAAAGCTATATTTGTGGCCAATACCAATGCAACAGCCAGCGGATCAAATACTAATATTAAAATAAAAATTAGCCACTTAACTACTGTATCCACATCTGTATTAAATGTGTCTGCAACATATAAAATTGGACCAACATCTGCTCCAGTATTTAGCATAGAAATTTTTAAATCACTTACTTTTGAATTAATTTCTCCTATCTGAGTTGTTACCTCAGATATTTGAGTATAATATTCATTTCTTAAATTCTTCTTAGCAGTAACATAATTATCTGGTAATGAATTTACTTGAATATCCATTTCTTCCATTAAATAAGTTTTATTTTCCTTTAACCTATTTAATTCATCTTCGTATATATTTAATTCTAAACTTATTTTATTTAATTCTAATGTAGATCCTTGATATGCTTTTGAAAGATATCCAAATATACCTATAGAAGTTATAAATACTAAAACAATACATCCAGTGACTAAATATACTTTTATCCAGTTACTTAATACATTCCAGTACCTGTGAAGAAAACTTGCGGTAACTAATTTACCTAACTCTAAAGAAGAAGCCATAATAACTACAGACCAAAAAGCTCCTGCAAATAAATGAGATAATCCAGTTATACTAAAAAATGCAGCATTACCTGCAATAAATAAAGCACTAAATGCTAATAGAAATATAAATAATTTACTTTTCATAATTATTTACTAACATATATTGTAGCGGTCTGGTCCCAAGCTGCCATCTTTGTTCTATGTATAGCTCTTTCTACAAAATAAGTATCTCCGGATTTGGAAGTTTTTATTTTAGATATAAGCATTACTTCATGTACATTTTTAGTCTGAAATTTAAGCCAGTCTCCTACAGCTAATGCTATTTGATTTGATTTGGCTTTGGCGGTTAGGGTAAAACTATTATCTATATCTAATGGTCGTAGGGTGAATTTATTAGGAAGTTGCCAGCCACTATCTTTCCAAGAGCGTTCAATATCTAAATCTCTTTTTCTCTCTTCACGTTCCATTCGGAGCCTAGGTGTGCCCTTATCTCCTACACGTCTTCCAGTGACCCTAGCTACTCGAGCTGGTCTTGAATAATTAAGTCTTCTCATGGTAACCTCCTACAGTTTAACTGCAGTTACTAGTACTTTTCCACCAGTTGCGCTAGTTGCACTAGTTTGATCATCCAGTTTTAATTTATCTCCTCTAGCATCGACACTATCAGCTGGAGCTAATGGAAAGGTTGGTACTTTTACAAGATTATTTTCTTTTATTTCAATATCTACTTTTGTTTGTCCAGAAGGTACTTCTATACCTTTAACAGAAACTATAAGATCCGCGGTAGCAACTTTTGTAGTTCCACCAGCAACATCTGGAGTTCCTCCTGCATCTACAACGTGCAGTTCTTTTGTTCCATTATTATCTGCAACCACAACATCTTTACCTGGTCCGCCTGCTGTAGATTCGACAATTACAGTATCAGGAATTTCAGCTAATTTATCTAATTTTGTATTTTGCTCTGATCTCATTGTTTCAAGTTTAGCTTCAACTGCTAATAACTTTCCTTCAACATCATCATTCTGAGCATTAGCTATACCTTCTACGTACATTTGAGATAAAAAGTCAACACCTCTTTTTCCATCATTAATATTTGCCCAAATAGTTAGAGAGTCAGAGTCTGTACTTCCGTCAGCGGTTGTATCAAACTCTAATGTTAATGTATGATTAGCAGAATCCCATGTTCCGCCTTTTCCAGTAACTCCTTCTTTATAAATTAATTCATTAGTGGTATTATTAATAACGAATTCAATTGGACTCGAAGTATATTTATCTTTAAAAGTAGCTGAGTCAAATGTTATCTTTTGTTGTGATGCATCGTAAGTTGGTGTATCTCCAACTCCAACGCCTACTAAATATTTTGCCATTTTATCTCCTTATGTTTCTATAATAGTTATGTCAAGTCGTCTAGCTTTTGAGAGGGTATTCCGTAAGAAATACAGTATAATCTAAATTTTTCGGTAGTATATTGTTTTTTCAATCTTAACAATTCTTCTACCGTAACGCAGTGACTACTTTCGTAATTCTGTAGACCGTATGGATTGTAATTAACAGAGTTAGGATTATTGCAATGAGTTTTATATTTTAAATAATTAATATCATGACAATTGTTACAATAGACTCTATAAATAGAATTTATAAGCACAATCTCTAATGATGTTTGTTTACAACAAGGACATGGTAATTTTTTAATTGCAATATTTGCTTGGTTAACTTCGTGTTTTGCTATATCATCTCTTTTAATCACAACTTTTTATCCCAAGTAACTTCTTTTTTCTTGTTATCCCAGCCCCAGCATCCGCCGCTTAGTGGACCGCATACTCCAACTCTATTAGGAAATCCACAACCACCGCACCTACCAAATCCCATAATCAGCCCATCATTAGCTTGATCTAAATCTCTTAATAACACATCCTGAGAAAGGCCTGTCTCATCCGCAACTTTGTCCAATATCTGTAGCTTATCAGTTTTATTTTTAGCTTTATTAATACCTTCAACTACATCTTCTTTTATTAAAATACTGCTTGGTATATCATCAGTAATACTAGCTAAAGAAGCACTAGTGCTCGATAACATAGGTAAATCAAACAAAGGTCTTACTGAAATATTAGCTATTGACAAGGAGGTGAAAGAGGTCGTAGTCTGAAACCATAACCATTTAGAATCTAATGGATTTGTCATAGTATCTAGTAAGTTAAACTGAAAGGTTTCAGTATAAATTCCATTTTCTCTTCTAGATGTTCCTGTCCATAAAATGTTATTAGTACTAGCAAAATCATAAATACCTTCGTAATACCCGATGTGTGGACGTAGTCCTCCTGATTGAACATTTCTAAGAGAATACACTAGTTGATATTCTTGACCAGGTATTAGTTGATCAAGTCTCATATGAAATGCATTAACTCCCGCATTTACTGCGATATCAATTTCTCCATTATCTGGATCTTGATATGAAGGACCCACAGATTGTCCTTGTATAGAAACTCCACCCACTGTTCCTTGTAATCCGTCTCCAAAGTCAGAAGGGTCGCTGAAGTTATTATTTACTATATCTAATCCCTGTGTAGTCTCAAAAATATTAATTTTATCAGCAACTATTCTTACTGAGTCAATATGTACATCGGATTTATTACTATCTTTATTTAATCCTTGTACTCCCGCTACAGTACAATTTTCACAACCTGTTAACGTACTAAAATTAAATGGAACATTTTCATCTAGTCGAAGAGGAGGAGTACTTTTATGACGAGTTATATATCTAAATTGGACTCTAATTATATTATCTATATCTCCGGAATCTGGATTTAAAAAATTAGCAAGTGGCACCCTTACTTTAGCCCACTGACATCCAGGATCATCTTTATATAGACAGCTATTTTGTATTCTTCCAGTTCTTACAGTTTTTAATTGGTCAGCATTGTCTATAGGATTTAACCACCACTTTCCTAAAGGATTACCTTGATTGGCTGGATCTATATAGGGATCATCAAAAACCTCTATTTCTTCTAATCCTAAGCTCCAACCATTGGAAGAATCACTAGTAATAAAAGTTTCTGTGCAGGACCCTTCATAATAATTAGGTTCATTTGGGTTTGCTTTTCCACAATGGGTAGGATTGGCTGCTATAGGATCCCAGTATAAATGCATTTCAGCAGGCTCCCATCCATGATAGTTTCCCCCATTTCCGGATATATCTGGATAAAATTTCATTTGTCCATCACTAAATTGAGGAGTAGAAACAGTAGGATCCATCTTAGTTATATCAACAAAGAATCTACCCATTTGTTCTTCATCATCTGAGTACATATGTATCCAAAATTCTAAAAATGAATCTTCAGGTTTTGCGCCTACCATAGAGATATTAGGTGTTTGCAAAATTCTCCATCTTCCATCCCCTCCATGAGAATGTGTATAATCAAAATTAGCAAAAGATCTATTATTACTTCCTGCTTGTGTGCACCATGGAAAGGGATTTCCTGGACCTCTACACGCAAAGCCAGCACCAGATGGTGGGTTTGAGCCAACATAGTTGTTGTACACAGTTCCGAATCCGTGAGCGTAAATAGACGAAGTTCCTGAAGGAGGACTTAGGTAATCACTTTCGTCTGCATAAAAAGGACCTGTCCCTTCTGTATCACTAGTTATCCTGGATTTGTAATTACAGCGATGATTAAAATCATCATAATTAGTATTACCAACAGATCTATAGAATGGAAAAAAGCTATAGCCAGTTGGTGATCCCTCTGCGCATGCATAGGTATCATTATTTCTTTTAGGAATTTCAGGAAAATTGTGCCCATAATCTGGGCCATATCTACCTGTCTCAACGTCCGTTAATCCTGGAGTGGCCGAGTCTGAGTTAATTTGAAAAGCTATCAGTCCATTTTGTCCGCACATACATTCAGCCCAATTGTTGGTGTGTTCAGTTACAACTATACCGTCACTATCTACACAACGACCTCTAATACTTTCTAAGACATCATCCTGATTGGAAACATCAGCCATTTGTGTTCCTTGCAAATTCCATCCCGCAGGCATTCTTAATCCTGAATATCCCGGGCAATTAGCATCACTATCGCAAGTAAGACCGTTTCTTCTACCTCCGCTGCACCTTCCCTCATCATTACATCTTCCATTTAGACCGAGGTGGGTACTTCCATTAAAAGGTGAAGGCAATATAATAGTACCAACCTGTGTTCCAAATTCTGTATCTATAGTCGCTATATTGTATGATTTGTAGTTTTCCCAGCCTATACACGGAGTTGCTTCTGATTCCTTAGGAAACTCAGCATCAGTAAGTCCAACATATCCATTATAAATATCCTGCCATCCATATGGATGATTTTCTCTTTCCCATACTAACCCATTACCTGTTCCACTAGTCCATAATCCTGAACCTCCAAAATTAAGATTACTCCAGTTAGACCACACGTCAAAAGGTTCTAGCATTTTTCCTGCAGCATCTGGAACTTTGAGACCAAAAAAACTACTACCCCATCCGTTCATTCTAATAAGTCCAAAAAAGTTGTATGGTGAATTATCTGGGGGTGTTGCGCCTAATATTGGCCAGCATGCATTTCCATTAGTTAAAGCAGGACTACCCGGTTGTTCAGCTAAGAATAATTCGTAGGCATCACCGTAAAAATAATGATCCATAAAGTTGCCTTCCCCATCAAAATAAGGAAGTCTGTAAGCATTTTCAAAACTAATTTGTCCATCATAAAATACATTAGACGTCCAAGTTTGATCTGCTTGCATGCAAAGAGTTGCATCGTTTATTGTAGGATCGCTGCATATTCCATTTAAAGGGTCATAAGTGTTGCCACTCATATAACTAAATCTTCTACCGAAGAAAGTATGATCCTCTATAACTGGTACCTGCTCCCCGTGAGTATTATGATCCATGACTTGCATTTGATTTTTGTCGACATCTGTAACCTCATCAAATACAGGAGATGTACCGTCATAGTTTGGATCTTGTCTGTCAAAGTATCCCATTATTTTTTGTGTTTGTCTAATTTTTCTTTTCTTTTGGTAAGTTATAGATACGGTAGATTCGGCTAAGTTTATAAGTGTTCCTTCCCACGCATATTTATGAGAATCCCTAGCATAGACTACGTCAAATATACCTTGTGGAGCAAATCCAGATATATCAAATCTTGTCCAAACACCCCCTAATTCGGAACATCTAGCTTCTGGATCGTAATCTGGTCCCCATTGTAAAGTAGGATGCGCTTTACCACTATAAGTTCGAGTAGTGTGTATAGGGAAACCTTCACAGAAGTATAACTCTTCTAAATTAGGATGATACATATCAATAGGAGGAGATAGTGCTAACTCTGTAGATAACTCTTGTATAGTTAATTTAACTCGACCTTTAGAGCCAGATTTAGCCTCATTAGTAATTCGTTGGAGTAAACCTCCATTTATGTCAATAGGAACATCAATCCATGGGTTGATAGACCATGGCCTGTAGATTTCCATATTTTGAAAATCCTCACTAAACCAGCCGTTAGTTGCATTTGTTTCCATTCCAGTAAATTGAACAGAAAGGACATTACCTTCGGAGTCCACCGCAGTAGTATTATTTAAATCAATTATATCATAAAGATCATTGAAATTTGAAATGTTTGTAATTTGAAATTGAGCTAATTTTCCAGTAAAACCATTGCTTGGAAAGTTTTGAGATTCATTATTTTTTTCAAAAAAGAAATAGTAACCTGTTGGATCTACTAAGCTTCCATTATTAGGTTCCTCTGGATTAGACCAATGCACTTTTTCTGTATAATTTAAATGAGAAAATAAACCATATCCGTTATCCAGATCTGGATATGGATTAACATCAGATATAAATGGTCCTAAAAGTCCAGTAGTTCCGTCGTTTTTATAAGAGATTAACAATTTATCAATATCAGTTTCTGTGTGCACTTGTAAGGTCATAAAACCTATATTGTCATTTTTAATATGTTCTACTTTAAGTTGTAAACATACAGCTGTCGCTGGGTCTACGCCTCCTGAATTACATATTGGTTTACTTTCAAAATTACTATATTTTCCATACAAAGAATATGGACCGTTAAAGGAACTAGGTACATTTGCAGACGAGTAAATTCTATCATCAAAATCTTGAGCTATTTCTCCTTCTACATAATCTCCACTGCCGTTGAAGTTAGTCCAACCAGTATCCCATAACCCATTCCTAACTTGGTTAAGCAGGACATTTTTCTGACTTATATAACCATGTGAATTTTTCCAAATATCGTGATTTGTGTGTCCGCTCACGTTAAAGAATTGATTATCTCCACTGTTAATATCGTCCTCATCATAAACATCATTTAAGTTCCAGCCTCCATGCTTTACAGTAAATCCTCTCATCTTATCTCTAGGCAGTATAGAGGCAGCTGAAGGGTACCCTATTTTTGCTTTTAAATTTAATTGAATTCCTAAAATTTCAGAATCAAAGTCATCAACCCATTCAGCAATATCAGGATTATTGTTATTGCAAAATTGTGTTGCAGGATTCCAATTTCCGCCTCCAGCTTCACAACAGGCTTGTGGAGTGTAAACACCTACTACTTGATGGGAACCGCTACAATATGATGGTTTAAAATCTTCTAAAGCATCTTTTAAATCCATCTCAAGCTGTATGTGAGTATTCTGATATATCCCCGTTTTGACTGGAGACTGCCAACCTTGATTGAAGCCTACTCCTCTACCACTGTTATACCATTCGTCGTATTGATCTACATATGGAGTTATTGAAGGATCTAACTCTATTAACTCATAGCTTTCAAAATGGCCTATTCTAAAAGCTGAGTCATCTTCGCTGTATTGTGCTGCAGTTTTCTTTATTACAACATTTCCGGTTGTGCCGGTAGTATACAAGCCAGCTATATTACCTGCTTCTCCTGTATCATGCTGATAAGAATCACTATGTAAAAAACTAATTTCAACAGGATTATTCACCGTCTGACTTAGCCCCATATACTCTGTACCAGGCTGTCCAAAATATCTTACTAATGAAACAGTATTTGCCTTAATACCATTACCTGATTCGGATAAGTTAAATTGTTCAGTAGCAACTTCCATATCAATAGGATGGTAATGAACACGAAGGCTTACATCATGTATTCTAAGATCGGATGCAAATCCAGGAGTAGACCATTCTTCTAAAGAAATTTTAACAGATAAAGTATTTTGTATTCCAACTAAAAAATTCCCTGATGTGTCTATTGATGTTTTAGTTGGGAGGCTAAATCCCCATGTTTCACTGGGACCGCCAAAATATAATGGATAATAAGATCCACCTGATTCTGCTTCATCATTTCTAGTGTATAGCATAGTAGGGGCTTGGGTGTTTGAGGCAGGGCTTTGTATCACTTGTCTATTAAAATATTCTTCTGTTTGCATATTGTGACCATCCCATAATCTGGGCAGATAAATTCGTCCAAAATAACTTTCACAATAGCCTAGGCTTTGTACCTTAACATCCCAATCAGAGTCAATATCAGTGTATAACTGAATACCTGCGTGATCATTATCGCTATTAACGTAGGATCCATCATCTATTCCCCCATGCAAACCGGATCCAAGATTATTAGCAAAGTCAGAATCATAGCATGCTCCTAAGTGTGGATGATTTGCGAATTGGGGATGATAATTATTTCCTTCAGGAGTATTAAAGTCGCCAAGAACATTGCCTTGCTCAGTGTATGTTGTTCCCCATCCGCCTCCAAAATCAGATTGAAAATCAATAATATAAGGCACATCAGGTAATTTGTTAATATTTTTTCTATCACGATGCGGTCCTATACTTCCTATTTTAACAGGATAATTGCCTTGCATTTCTCCTGTTACTTTATTCATCCCCAGTTGCATGGGTATTCCTTTATTTTCATTAATAGATAATGAAGTACTTATAACAGCTGCATCTTCGGGTCCTAGAAAAGTTACAATGTCTGTATCTGCTCCAACTAATAACCTAACCTCAATACCATCCAGCTTAGAGCCATCAGGAATGTGAGAAGCAACATCAAATCCTTGAATAACTATGAATGGTTTTGTTACACCTGATCCAGTGAATTGAAAAGATGCGGCGTCATGTATAGAAGAGCCGTGCGCTAGATTATGGGGAAAAATAACGGGATCAATGCCATGGGTCTCATCTCCGTAGACTGCATACGAAAAAGAAATGGAGTCATCATTTAGTTGTTCACCAGGACTAATCCAATCGGTGTGCTTAGCCATTTTAACTTACCTCTAACCATACCGGACTTGGATTAAAGTATATAACAGCTAAATCATGCGGATTTTCTTCACCACCATCAGACTTCTTTAGGCCTGCTATATTGCCTACAATTCTAACTACTTGTCCTGTCTCCTCGGGAGGCGTAATAGTAAGTTTGCCGGATTCTAACGACATATACACATTATCTCCATACGTCATAGGGGTATTAATTGAAAGATCGTCAGTGCTTGCAAATAACTGTCTAAGGGTAATAGCGATATATCCTTGAGTCAACACACGATATTGGTATATTCCAGACCCATCTATACCATTTGTCATGTTATTAGGAATATACGGACCTGGCATATTATTAGGACCATCTGGTCCTTTTGCGTCTGCATAATCTAGATCTAGTATCAATCCCAACATTTTTTTAGCACCAGATGTATCACTAGCTGCATTGGCATATTGCCACCTAGCTGAACCACCCCAACCGGTCATATATACTAAATGATTTAATTTTCCAAGAGAAGTAAAGTCTGGGTGAGCGTTAGTTGTATCGTTTTGTACGCTAACTTGAGGTGCTCCTGGGAGTGTGTACATTCCATTAATGTCTCCCCAAGCATTATAAATACCGCCTAGCCAAGTTGCAAGAGCTGGAGACCAGTCTCCTCCTTGCATTATACAATCTGGTTCGTTTACAGCTTCAGCTCCGGTGCATGTGCCCCCTTCAGTATCACTATAATGTGCATCTCCTACATTATAAAAATAATGAGAATGAGCCCTACCGGGTATTGCTGTTCCTATTGAAGAAGAATCTAATAGTCTTTTCCATCCGGCCACTCCAAGGTCCTCCCTTATATGATATTTTTATTTATAATATACCTATCAAATATACGGTAATGTAAGGGTAATTGCAACATTATTATTCAGAGTCTCCTGCGTTGCCGCCGCCGGACCATTCATTAATATACAAACCTTTTAGAGTACTATCACCAGTGCCTGTATTAAATACTAATAAACCATCAGTAGTACTAGCCCCAATGCTATTCTGAGAATTGCCTTTATAGTAGTTTTTAGTACCACCTGTTACACCAATCTTGAAAAACTTTACTGTATCTCCATCTTGATGATCAATAAATCCGGACTCTACAGCAAGATGTCCTTCTGTGGTTGCGTTATCTGATCCTTCAGCAAAAGACTCGTGTCTGTCTATAACTAAATTACCTAACTCACTAGAAGATTTAGCAGATTCAAACCAACTTGATCCAAATGCTTGAATTGTAGTTGATTCAAATGCTTGTATATGTAGTGTATCTACTCCAAAAGTAGCACCTGAGCCGCCTGCTCCATCAGAACATCTACCTGGGTAAGATGCATTATCAGCAGTTGCATCTCCCCATCCAGTTGCCTCATCACATCCTCCGATTGCTCTAGAGTAACTAGTTTGACCTGCTCCATAGCCTTCATATGATGCAAAATCAGAAAATCTAAACATAGTTCTACCGCCCATAGGTACGCTATTGCCTTGCTCCAAATGAACGTTACTAACTCCATCTATATTTCCTAATAAGGTAGATTCTCTTACAACATTACCTGCTCCAGAATTTCCTCCACCTACACCCATTTCCCAATATGCGTTTTCGGCTCCGTAATTTACTATTTCTCCGTCTTCATTTAATAGGGTGTTTAGCTGCATATTATTATCTGTAATATTAACATTACCTGATAGAATATCGACAGAACCGCCACCTTCAGAATCACTTATTAAGTTTGTCTGTATTACTATATCATTAATTTTGAATCCACCTTGTAGAGTACCTGAAGAATTAGTTGTAAGTATTTTTGGAGTTCCAGTACCAGCATCATAAGCTGCACCTGTAAAATCTGTACCTGTTTCAATAAGGTGGGTATGACTCGTTTCTGATAAAGCATTAGATGTACCTGAAGTTAATGTTGTAGGCTCTCCTAAGGTAATAGTTCCTGCGTTAGAATGTACAGCTAATTCTGCTCCATTGTCCCACTCAGAACCTATAAACTCATTTTCAAGACCATCACCAGTTTCAATATACCTAAGTACTCCTCCTGAAGACCAACCGTCACATGTTTCAGAGTCACCACCTGCTCCGCCTTCATTACTATCACATCCTGCATTTGGACCTGGAGCTTCAAATTTAAGTTCCATAGTACCGCCAGAACTGTTTACAGTAAGAATGTTCATATCACCATTCATTGGATCAGTAGTTGAATCTTTAAAGTTTATTTTGTTTACCTTTCCAGCTGAAGAAAAATCTATCTTAGCATTATTTTCATTGTAAATATTTAGAGCCTGACCCTCTTGGGTAATATTACCATCTCCATCACTATTATATGTCAAAAATTCCCAATTCCAGTACTTATCACATGCCAGTGCTTGTGGAATAGACCATCCACTTGGTCCTGAATTTGTCGAACCGTAGCAACTTCCCGCACCATTAGCGCCAGTGCCGTCTTCAGGATTCCACGATTGTGCGTCTACCCATTCGTAATCGTCAGTTATATTAGTCCAATCACACTCCACAGTAGCTTCATTCCATGTGTTAGAATGGCCTTCGCAGCACTCTCTCATAGTTCGATAAGTAGTGTCTACGGCATCCGCTGCAGCCGAATAACAATGACCGCCCTCTGCGACCGCATCATAGGATCCATATCCTGTTTTTAAATCGTTTATATCTAAAGTTCTTCCTTCAGAAGATTCGTTTAAAGCAGCAGTAGTATGACCTTGACTATCAACATTAGAGTTTAAAGTAATAGCGTTTAATACATGCTTACTTTCATTCCAAGTTCCTCCGGCTCCGCCTCCTACTCCAAATGTTAAAGTTTCTGCTCCAAAATCTGTTCCACTGTTAAATGTAGGATGAACATAGTGATTTGCAGCCATTATATCACCACAAGTTAGATCTCCTCCTCCTACAACATGTTCTCCATTTACTACGGTAGGTCCGTACTGTTGACCAGAACCATTACCTTGACAAGTATTTCCAGTCCAAAATGCGTCTACTGTCCTTTGTACTGACTCCCCATTACCGTCAGACCAAGTAAGACCTTGTCCCGTAAGTGCAACTTTCATTTGATTTATATAAAGAGTTTTTGAAGCTACGCCAGCGGTCATACCCGCTATTAAACCATTACCTACAGCTTCACCATCATGAGTTCCCGTACCGGGTGTAAACGTTAGATTTAATTGACCAGGTACGTAGGGCGTAGCATCTGAGACGCCCCCTGGTGCTAAACATGTTCCTAGATTATTTGCATCTTCCCAGCATCCCGATGCATAATTATTATCAGTTGGTACTGTGCCAACTACACCTGAGTATACTGCTGTACTTGTAGCAGCTGGACTACCCGCGATGTTCCAATGGATATTTACTGGAGTTAGAGCGTTATATAAGCTATGTATATCTAAACCTTGTCCGCCTTCTGTACTTCCTGTTACATTATCAGATTCTCCATACCATCCCTGACCATTTATTCCTGGCCAAGTTGGTGTAGATTCCGATCCATAACCATCATCGGACCATTGCTGATCCTGCCAAAATCTAAGAACTAGAGTATCGTCGTCTCCACCGTCAGTTGAATTTTTTATAATTTTTAAAGTGTTTTTACCTGCAAGGGCTGCTTTTTTGGTTGCTACAAAGGTGGTTACGGAAGGGTCAATAGTTCCATCATTGTCTGCATCTAAAAACCAATCGGTAGGAGTTGAAGGGACTGCCGTATTATCAAAACCGCTCCAATCAGAAGCAGACTGATCCAATTTAAAATCTCTAGGATCTAATGTTTGTCCGTTTGCATTAGTAGCTACTAATACTCTTTTCCATTGTGACATCTATTTACTCCTCCTTATTAACTGTAGTATACCCAAAGATCGTCCCCACTCCAGTAGACCATTCCGTCTTCTGCAGCTCCAGACTCTCCAACAGGTGCAGTAGATTGTGATACAAATTGTAAGTGACTATCTGTTAATAAAGCTTCTCCTGACCAAACATAACCTGCGGTCTTAATATTCTCACAGAATACTGAGCCTTTTGCTAAAATTGGCCCTGTATAAAGACCCTTAACATTACCCCCTATATTTGTTGTTCCAGTTCCTACGTTTCCATCACCATCTGCAGCATCTGCTTGATCCATTAAGTCTGTAAAAACTAGTCCAGAAGTGTTAACACCGTTTAGATCACGTTTATTTACAATTTTAGTACTATTTGTTCTGCCGTCTGCGTCATAGTCTGTACCAAATATAATTGCTGAGTCTAAGTCATTAAAGTCTCCATCTGTAGAGTTATAGTTTATTTGAATAGTATTATCTTCAATTTGTAAGTCTGCAGAACCTAAAATTACTTCTGCTCCATTTACTGTGAAAGAATTTGCTACTTCTAGAGTGCTTACTTTTATATAACCATTTGCATCTACTGCTAGAATTGTATCATTATTTGCATGTCCATCACTAGTTGTTGTTATTTCATGAGTGTGCCCAACGCCGTTAGAACCTGAGTCGTTCTCTGATCCAACTTCAATTGTTGAAGGCTGTTCTAAAGAGATAACTCCTGAAGGAGCATCACCATCAAAGTGAGTTACATCAGTGCCTCCTGGAAGAGTAAAGGCAAGTCCGGCTCCTTCTGTAATTGTTGTGATTTCACCTAAAGCTTTTGGAACTCCAGCTACTTCTACTGTAACTGTTCCAGCATTTTCGGTAGTTGTTACTTGCATATGAGCGCCTGCTGTAAATTTTAATGTACCACCTGCAGTTATATTTTCAGAGTCACCACCATCGTTCGTAACAGTCCAGTAATCATAGTTATCTGCATCAGCATGTCCTGTATAACCTAAATCGGATAAATCAAGTTGTTTTGTTGAATAACCCGCATCATGCTCTTGTGTGTGTCCCCATTTATCCGTTGTTCTAGAATATGTTATACCTGTTATAACTTCATTGGCGGATAATGATCCAATATTTAAATTTTTTGTAGCTACAGTTGGGCCGTTTTCTGGGTGAATAAAATTGTTTGCATCATGAGCACCTACATACCCTAGATCTGCCAAAGACATTTCTCTTGTTTTTACCGATCCTGTTGCTGTTGTAGTGTGTCCATCACTATCTGTTGCTATATCTATATCTAACTCAGATATTACTACTCCAGCTTCACCTAAGCTAGGTCCAGCATCTGGCGTAGTTGTATTTAAATCTATACCTGTTTGGGGAAAACCCGTCGGGTGGGCTATTGTTTCATCCGGATACCATCCCATACTGACTCCGTCTGATTTAATTTTTAGTACTTTACCTTCATCTGCTGCGGTTTCAGCTAAATTAGTTGAGGTAAGGTCTACTGGTTTAATGGCTCCGGCTGCGCCACTTGCTACTATTACTCTCTTCCAAGACATTATAAAGCTCTCCTATTGAAATTTCAAAAACTGTTTCTTATTTATATTTGCATGCATAAAATAACTAATCAGTGTTAGTCCATCGTTACTTGAGTTATGTCACAGTAAAAAGGGCTGAAGAACAGCCCTTTTTGTTTACTACACGGGAGGCGATAGCCAGCCAGTAAAGAAAGGAAGTATAAAGAAATCCAGCCGGCTATCTATAATAGATTAAATCTATTTTGCTACTGCGTCTCTTAAACCGTACAGACCAAAGGCCATTAACATTTCAAGAGCGTAAGGTGGAACCGCAATTCCAACAGCTTCACAGCCGCCAATTACGAACCCTACTACAGAAGCCCAAAATGTTTTTGATTTAAGCATTGATTTGCCATCTTTAAATGCCATCATAGTTTTATCTCCTATTTTTAATCAAATGCGTTTTCCGTTAATCTCATGTTAATTCGAAACTAACTACATCTCAATAGGTATGTCAATCAATGCTTCTAATAATCAATTATTGAGACAAATAGTTTCTAGAAGCTTATTGCATACTATATATGGATCACAATTAGCAGATGGACGCCTATCTTCTAAATAGCCCTTACCATCTTGTGAAACTTGCCACGGGATTCTAACTGATGCTCCTCTATCAGATACTCCCCACTTAAAAGTATTTATATCACAAGTTTCATGCTTTCCAGTTAATCTTTTATCATTATCTGCACCGTAAACATCAATATGTTCGTGATGCTTTTCTTCTAACTTCTTAATTGCTTTATGTATAACTAAATCTCCATCTTTATCTCTCATTGCTTTAGTTGAAAAGTTAGTATGAGCACCCGCTCCATTCCAGTCTCCCGATTCTGGTTTTGGATGTAAACTTACTGTACAACCATTTGAAGAAGCAACTTTTTCCATTAACCACCTTGCTATCCATAAATCATCTGCAACTCTTAGCGGGTCTGAGGTGCCTACTTGATACTCCCACTGCCCTAGCATTACTTCTGCATTTGTTCCAGTTATGCCCACTCCTGCGCCAAGACAAGCTTCCAAATGGTCTTGCATAACTCCTTCACCTGAGTTTCTACCACAATAATAATCCCCCTGAGGAGCAGGTTCGCCTTCTTCTGGCCATCCTAATGGCTTAGTTCCGCTATAAAGAGTGTACTCCTGTTCAATACCAAACCAGGGTTCCTCATGTTTAGTATTTAAAACATTACGACTAAGGGTGTCTCTGTGATTGGATTCATGAGGAGTCATATCCACATTCATCACTTCACATAATACTAAAATACCGTTATGTCTAGTTACATCTCTGTATACTCGTACCGGTTTTAATACACAATCAGAATTATCTCCACTAGCTTGCTGAGTAGATGATCCATCAAATCCCCATAGAGGAATGTTATCCTGCATATTCGGAACAAATGGAAACTCTCTTTGACGAAAATCTCCAGGTATTACTTTAACTTTATTTCTTACTTTGGCTTCTGGCTTTGATCCATCAAGCCAAATATATTCTGCAATAGTTATCATTTATAATTTACCTCCATAGCTTTATATACTTGATTTTTTGGGATTCCTCTTTTGCTTACATTAATTTCACCATTTCCCCAAGAAAAACTTAACAAACATGCACAATGTATTAACTTTTCTTTCATATTATAGTTTTGCAATGCCTTTATAACTGATAAGATAGACGATCCGGAATTAAGAATATCATCGACTATAAGAATTGGTTTGTCTACATCTAAGGTTCCTTCGATCATATTTTTTAAATCATATTCTTTTTCTTTTTCCCTCATAATTGCACCTGATATAGGCTTATAGCTTGTGGTCATAATAGAACCCGCTAAAAAATATGCTCCATATCCTTTTACTATAATTTGATCGATATCATTAGAATCTAGAACACTCACAAACCAATCTGAAGCTGCCTGAAGATTCGCTGTTGTAGAAAGTCCCTTTCTACAATCCATTACCCATGTCCTCTTCATGCCACTCCTATCAGTTGTATCTGCTGATGTAAAAGCAGATTCTAATATAGGCTGTAGTACCTCCCTAGAATTTCCTAAAAAATCTACAGAAAGATCGTTACGACCATCTCTTGTCTCAATTATATAGTGGTTGCTCATTAAATTAATCCCTTTCTAATCACATAACTTACAACAATAATAATGTGATACCAAACACTTTTTAAACTAATTACTTATAACTATTAATATTAATGACTAATAGTAGTATTATTGCAATTAATATTCTTAGCTATAATATATATATATATATATAATATAATTATATACATATAATAATTATATATAATTAGTAATAATAATTATAGTAAGTGAAGGAGAAATTTTGAATAAATTTTTGGATCGTCGGTAATCTGAGATTTGTAATATCTAGATATCAATGTAAAGTCAGAAATATCACTCATAAACAGCTCTAACTGCGCATCTGTAGCTCTAACTGCACATTCTTTAAAATATTGATAATGTAAAAACTTATCTTTTTCAGCAGGAGAAATTATTTCTAAAAGTTGTAAGTGAGTAGTATCAGGAAATAAGGAACAATGATGTAGAATTATTTCTGTATAGGAAGCTCCTACACTTGTTAATTCAAAACTTGTTAAAGTAATTGGTTTTCCATCTGCTAAAATTAAATCATTCATTTTTTAAGTACACCGTTGCATGTCCTTCTTCAATTAACTGTTCATTGACGTTTACATCATTTACAATAATTTCAGCTAGACAACGGCCGTACTTACTTAGGTGCATAGAGGTAATATAAAACTCTTTATCATTTAATAGCTCTACCAGCCTATCTCTAGCCAGTTTACCATTAGGGGTGTTTGGTGGGTCAGTGTTTATACCAAATAATTTTACACTAACTTTTATCCATACTTCAAATCCTAAATCAACCATTGCAGTTAAACTATTACCACTGGTAACGTTGACTACAATAGCTTTATAATTATAGGTCAATTTCATTGTGAAATTTACAATGAAAAATTATTAAATTCAATATAAAATTAAGAGTTTATAATACCTTCTGCTAGGTGACCTATAAAATGCATAAACATAGAGCCTGCAAATAAACTAGTGGAAAGTAAGGGAGAAGATGCAACTAGTATGAAAGCTGCTATTGTTACTGGAACACTAAACTTATGTAGTGTTTTATTAATAAATGTTTTTTCAGACTTGAATCTGTCGGGTATAAAAGAGCAGTATTCAACTATGTCCGGGATAAGATAGTTAAAAGTTAATTTTTTTATTGAAACCATGAAATAATCTGCTCCTTAAAGATAAGACCTAACAACATCGCATAAAGAGCCCAGAGAAGTCTGCTATAATTCTCTCTAAACTTGTCTACTATTCTAACAGTTTCTAAAGTTTTTTCTTTTTTTAATTCTGAAATATATTCCGAATTTTGATTAACCCTAACTTTTAATCCATCATCTGGATTGTATAAACTTTTTGTAAACTTTTTTAACTCTGCTTGTAGTTCTTCTATTTTAATTTGTAGACTGTGCAGCTCTCCATTGGGTAGCTTATCGGCCAACTCATCTATCATCTTTTTTAATTCTTCGTTAGTAATGCGAGCCATTAGCTCCATTCACTCCTTATATCTGCTTCTATTAATGGAGAACTAAGAGATGCTTGTCCATTAGCTAGAGTTACAGTACAAGTTTTTACATTATAACTATCGCTTGAATCTAAGAATTTAACGGTGACGACAGTTGTTTCTAATAGTTTAATTATTTCTAGACCTAGATTATTATCATGAGTTCCTACTTTCTTACCATTAAACTCAGTAATAATATCATCCAATGCTATTTGATCTCCACTAGTTACAGTAGCTGCTGGTGATCCTGATTTTATATCATAAACCCTGCACCCTGTTATTTTTGTAGTTAAAGGAAGACTTTTTGTTTTAAGTAAAACAACTGCTTCATTTAAAGTTAAAGTATTATATTTAACTCCCAGAAAACCTGATTTAACTGGATAATTTGTGTTTGCTTTAGCACCATAAAGAGCGGCACCACCATCAAATAACATCTCTCTTAGTAATTCCATACTTGGACCGCCTGAAAGGGCTTCTCCACCAGCTTGACTTGTTCCTTGGGCTTGTGAATTAGGAGCAGCAGTTGTTGAACTACTTAATATCCAACCATGCATTCCTACTACATATCCATGCCCGTCTATAACAGGAGAACCGCTTTGGCCACCAAAAGTTTCAAAGTCTGCAGTATAAGCTGATTTCATAAAACCTTTATCTGCACACATTGGGTCTGCCATTATACCTCTAGTAAAGGAGTTTGTTAATGCGCCAAATGCATGGCCACAAACAAAGACTTCTTCACCCATTTTAGCCGGAGTACCTTTTGATCTTAATTTTAAGTAAGGAAACTCTGCAGTATTACCTGGACTTGTAATTTTTAATATTGCTATATCACTTAAGTACTCGTAAGCAGCAACTTGTGCTTCTTTTATAATAACATCTCCAGCATTGTCTGGATCTTCGTAAGCTACATAAATTTCAGCTAAAGCAATTTGAGCATTACTTCCATCCTTATAAGTCTGAGGAACAACGTGAGCAGAAGTTACAATGATACCGTCTTTGTCTACAAACCACCCTGTACCGTTGTATTGATGATTAGTAGTACCATAATCTGCGAAAGTTGCAGATACATGCACTAATGATTTTTTAACTTTATCATAAAGTCCTGTTGCTATTTGTCCTCTGTCTCTTGGATCTGTAGGATCTATTGCTATTTCCCAGTCTTCACTACTGTAGTTAGCTGCATCTTCAGCCGGATACACGTCAGCTGCTCTAGTTGCAGTACCAGTTAGACTGTCTAAATATTCTATCCATTCAGCTAGAGTAACATCTACTAAATACTTTTTAGGTGTCCATACATTTGCTGTAGCTGTTCCTGATGTACAAGAACTCCCGTCCCAAACACCTCCTGATCCACAAAGACATTCATTTTTAGTTTTAGCTGTGACACTACATGAACCTGAAAAGTCTAAAGCATCCGCTTTAGTACCGCCTGCGGTAGCTACAACAGAAGGAACTATATTAGTTTTACGTTTTTTAGTTCTTTTTCTTTTTCTCCACTCATTAGTTGGAGTCCATATTCCGCCTGCGCCGTCACAAGTTCCTTTAGTGTTAAAAGAACTTCCATCGCCTCCAGGAGGAGGGGAGACACTACATTCTCCATCATTGTTAATACAATTAGCATAAGTAGAATGAGTTTCATCGCTACAATAGCCAACTATAGTTTCTACAGAGTCATCTCCTATCCAGATAGAGTTAGACGATACATATAAATCTCTAACCTTATGAGAGGCGCTTCCAATATCAAAAGTATCGTCAGTGTCAAAATGAATATGTCCGCCTATTTTTAATGGACTTTCTGTATTTACATAAGAACTAGATCCGCCCAGAGCCTGTAAATGATCAGTATGTAAATCATCCGAATATATGTTTGCAAGAGCCTTAGCTGCAGCGCCTATGTCATGAGTATCAGCAGTGTCTGGGATTAAATCACCGATAATATCACCTTCATACTTTTTACCGCCTAAGAAAAGTTCAGAGGATCCACCAAGTCCTGAAGTAGCAGAAGAATAAAGGTATAATTTTTGAGGAGTATTAGGTTTGATATCTATTTTAACAAAAGAAGTATCCGATCCATCTCCAGGAGTTCCTGCTCCAGAAATAACTCCTAACGTATATTCTGTTCCACCACCGTGAGTACCGTCTACAGTTTCAGAGAATTTTAATGTTTCTCCAGTCATTGAACCTGATTCAATTCCAAATTTATAAGTAATTCCGGGACATAAAACTAATTTTGGATCTGCAACGTTATCAAATAAGAACTTACCACCTGATACTGTCACTCTTATTGTAACTTGATTTAAATCAGATGCATCTTGACCAGCGGGTCCTGTTGCACCTGTAGCTCCTGTAGCTCCTGTAGCTCCTTGTGGTCCAGTAGCTCCTTGAGGTCCAGCAGGTCCTTGAGCTCCTGTGGGGCCAGCGGGTCCTTGTGGTCCAGCAGGTCCTGTATTTCCTGCATTACCTGCAGGTCCTTGAGGTCCGATTGGGCCTCTTTCACCTTGCATACCATCTTGAACTATTGTTTGTGTTATTGAGGCAGTTTGCGGTGCATAAGCAGATACTGTCCCTTGCTTTGGAGGAGTTGCATATGATAATGACCCTCCTGTATAATTTAATGAACGGTAAGTTTGGCTACCCGCAAATCTATTTACGGTAGAGGTTGTAACCCTCGCTATATTAGAGGCTCCCCTAAATCCTTGAGCTACAAACTTAAGTTTTCCATAATTAGGCATAATTCTTCTCCCAGAAAATTTATAATATTATAATCTGCACATCTCAGGGGAACTCTTGGTTAAAGTACATGGATATATTTATAGTTAACTATACACTAGTTATGTCATGGACAGCTATAATACTTATATACCTATTTTATGAATTTTTAGCCCCTTATGCTTGTTTTTTCTTAGATATTCATCTAGATCAAAAGGCTTTTCTTGTTCTTCAGGTTTAGGCTGTGGTTTGCCAATAATTTCAGTCTCCCAATAACCTATTGGAAATGAAATTATAATACCGTTCGGGGTGTTCTTCTCCTGAACGAATAAATATACATAAATTCCATCAGTATCAGCATACCCTTTAGACATGTCTAATTCGATTATATTTCCGTAACCTTCGCTATTTATATCATTTGATACTCTAAACCAAACATTAACAGGTTCTTCACAAACTTCTTCAGAACTATCCCCTGATATCAATAGACTTAGTAGTAGTGCGATTATTAATTTCATTTGACTTTCCTCTTTTTAATGAATTGTAATGTTTTAATAATTGACATCCTAGTCTAATCTTAGTAGTAGAATCTAACTCAAAAAATCCTTTTTCAGGAAGAGATCGATCCATATATCTACAGAGTTCCTTTCTAGTTTTAGTTTGTAGTAGTTTATCTATTTTTATACCTAATATATTATCATCGTGAGGGTACTCAAGATGTTTTTCTATTTTAATATATAAAGCTCCAAATAGGTTTATTAATACCCTTATTATTTTTTGTTTTATTTTTCCCAATGTTTAAGTGCTCTCCTATAGTTGGCTCTTATTTGTGAAATACTAGGTATTGATAGATAATGTCTAAAAAATACCCAGACTCCTATATTCAGAGAACCTACGACTAAATTGAACCAATGTTCAGAATAACCGTATAACCCTAAATTGTATATGCCCATGAATAAGTTTAACCATATTGCTGCGACCTTTCCACTATTTTCTTCTCGTCCGTTTTGCATTTCTATTTCTCTTTGCGACTTTTATATGCGGTGTACCTTCAGGAGGTTTTTTATAATGATAATGGCCACAGTTATCAACTCCACATTGATAACCCTTCAAATGAGCCTTGTGGGCATGCTTCACCTGGCAATTCACAGGACAGAAGTAGTTTCCTTTAGGTTTGTGTGATAGGGGTACTTGGATAGAATCGGTATATCCATAATATGGATTAATAACCGTGTAAATGACGTCACCATATTTATCTTCATACAAATTGAGCCCAATCATAGTTAATACCGCTAAAGCGGCTGCAACTGGATCCCCTATGGATACTGCGGCAGGTAACATACCATTTCTCCTTTGTATTAGTTAATATATTGTCATCTATAGTAGTTATGGCATTCGTAAAGTACTAAAAATGTGCTTATAAACACAAAAAGGTATAAATTAATATACCTTTTTAAGTCTTGTTTTTACCACAAGTATGCATCCCACCATGCCAACGTTTCTCTATGTATCCTCTCCGGCTTTTATGCTGAGGTACCTGCCGATTCTCCCGCCTGGGAATACTTTTTGAATTAACCCAATTAGTTACTTCCGGTAGGCCCTTACTGCAGTTATGTCAATGTAACACTTACCCAATTATGTTATAATCCAAGTATTTTTTCCATCACTAATATGTAAACTTGATCCTGTTTTTGACGATTTTACTGTAAACGTATATCCGGATAAGTGAGAGTTTCCAGCAGCACCTGTAGCCCCAGTGTCACCTTTGTCACCCTTATCTCCTTTATCTCCCTTAGCGCCATCACTTCCGTCTGCACCATCGGCACCATCAGCCCCAGCAGCTCCGGTTGCGCCTTGTGGTCCTTGAGCCCCTGTAGCACCCGCAGCACCTTTAGCTCCAGTACTCCCGGTATCACCTTTATCACCTTTATCACCTTTATCACCTTTATCACCTTTATCACCTTTAGCTCCATCTGAACCATCAGCGCCATCTGCACCATCTGCACCTGCAGGACCTTGAGGACCAGTAGGACCTGTAGCACCTGTATTTCCTTGATCTCCCTTAGGTCCTTGAGCACCCGTTGGTCCTTGTGGGCCAGTTGCTCCTTGAGGACCTGTAGCCCCAGTATCTCCGTCACTTCCGTCATTACCTGCGGGTCCTTGAGGACCTGTAGCCCCTTGTGGACCTTGAGCACCGGTGTTACCTGTGTTACCTTTGTCCCCTTTGTCGCCCTTAGGACCTTGATCACCTTTTTTACCTTTTTGACCTTGAGGTCCTTGAGCGCCTTGAGGTCCTCTAGAACCTTGAGGTCCTGTTGCACCTGTTGCACCTGTTGCTCCCTGAATACCTTGAGGTCCTTGAGATGCCGCATTATCACTATCTGTACCAAAAGCATCTTTTACATAGGCGTGCATATCCTCCATATCCTCTCTAATATTCTCTATTTCACCTCTCATTTCATTTGCTATTTTAAATAAAGCAACAGCTACCGCTTCTACTGGTTGTCCATCTTCATTCTTTTCAAAACCATCTGCAGAATCTAAAGAGCCACCTCCAGCAGCTTCAGCTAAGTCCATAATATCGCTTACTAAATTTTTAAGACGTTGTTTTGTTAATGCAGTTGCTCTTGTGTCTGAATTAATTGTTGCCATATTAAGCCTCCTCTATGTAAATTTTAGCCCCAAGAATTTGAGTAGTATTTCCAGCAGGGTCTAGTTGCAATGCTATCATGTTATCTGCACTTGAGGTTATATCAGTAAAGTCTAGTTGATATAATGCGTATCCAATATTACCAGTACAATTGACACTACCTCTGTTTACTGGTGCTGTATTATTCCAGTATTTTTCCCATACTACAATTTCTGTATTATCTGCAGATAGTTTATGACTAAGCCAAATATCTAGAGAAGTGGCTTTATACCCCTTAGGTATTTGTTTAAAAGCCCAAAGCTCTAAATAAGAACTCATAGGCCTAACTGCTCCGACACTAGCACTAGTACCAAAATCATAAATACCAGCATTATAAGTTGAAGATGAATCAGCAGGCATCCAATCAGATGGAATTATCATTAAGTGATCGTACCCATTTGATCCTAATCCCATAACGTCACTGGCCATATAAATCTTTTCATCAGTACCGTTAGACTTTAATCTTAAGTTACTAGTATTTTTAGCTTCCAGTGTAGTAGTTTCTGCAGCTGTAGGTTTTATTTGCAGATATTGTCCTTCCCCGTCTTTATCTCCAATCCAAACTGCTTTAGCATGTACCCAAGTAGCAGAAGCACCTTCACAAGTTGATTGACTAAAGTATGATCCATTGCTGCAATAAGCACTTTGTGGCTCTATTTGTATTGTTCCTCCGGAACCTGCTGAAATATTATTTTTTATTTTATATAGATCAATATCAATTTGATCTACTGTCAATTTTCCTGCTACGATATCATTTACATCTGTTATATCGTTTTGCTCCATATCTAATTCTGAATTTATTTTAACTATACCTGTTCCATGGGGGCTAAATGTTATATTATCATTACTGCCTGTAGTACTGATGTCGCCTCCCTCTATTTTACCAGTACCAACAGTTAGATGCGCATCTATATGAGCATCTTGGTCTACTGTAAGAGTACCTTCAGTAACTATAGGACCACTAAAAGTACATTCATCATCATTTTGATTTCCAATTTTAAAATCTCCACCCAAGTCTGCATCTAATGCAGCTACAACATTAGCGGAAGATGCTGCATCTACTTCAGCATCTACATAAGCTTTTATAGACTGTTGTGTAGCTAAAGCAGCAGGATCATCAGATGCCATATCATCTTCATCGTGAATGTTGGTAACGGTATTTCCTCCAGCATTAAAATTCAACTCTCCTATATCAATGGCATCACCTCCATTAAACTCAATATTCCCACTCATAGTAAGTTGATCAGTTTCTATATCGCTTACATCTATAATCTTGTTATTGTTCATATCTAGATCATCTAGTAATGATGGAGCGTTTTTGCTTACATAGTTTTGTTCATGTAAAAATTGCTCTACTGCTGCTGTGGTAGGTACTTTAAATTCTCCTGCATTAGCACTACCAGGAGGAGTGTCTAAATAAATTCCAGTATTACTTGTTTCTAGAGTAAGAGTTTTTCCTACTGCTAAAGTACCACCTATAGTGGCAACTGGAATCTCAAAGAAATAATTCGTTTTATAATTATATCCTCCTTCAGTAATAGTGACTGAGGTAATAACTCCTGATGCGTCTACTACTACTGTGCCTTTAGCTCCTGATCCGTTTTCGGAAGTACTAGGATAAGAATTAAATACAACATCATTGTAAGTTCCAGTAGTGTGATCATTAGTGGTAGAATGTACACTACCAGTAGCCATTCCTCTACTTCTAGTTATTGCTGTTCCATCCGGATCAAGAAATCCATTAAGCTTCAATGAGGTAGCACCCTGTAATACTAGAGCTCCTGTATCGGAATATATCATTGCATCACCGCCACCGTGAGGTTTAAAAGTAGCTCCATTTGTAGTATTGTGTCCTATTGCCCATCCATCACCAGTGGATGTATTTATTCTAAGTGAGGTATAAGTCTCAGTTGAATCTAAAAAGTCAACATAGTCAGTTGTAATTATTTTAGTATTATTATCTCCTTTTAATATAATATCGCCACTACCGTTAGGTTCTATTCTAATATCTCCATTAGTATTAGTACTACTTAAAGTATTACCATCTAATTTTAGATTACCTATTGTTGCTTCGCTGGCATTTTCTATAATAGCATCAATAACTTTATAACCATCCATGTCTATATGTCCAGTCCAAGTTCCTCCTTGAGTACCTGGATCTCCTTGTAATCCTGCAACAGACATATCTGCAACAAACTGCCAGCCAGATGTAGAGTCTCCGTAATAATATACTTTACCGTAGTCAGCGTCCTGTTGGCTAAGTGTGCCTGCTACCATTCCAAAAGTTTTATTCGCGGGAGTGTCAGCTAGAAGAAGAGCAAGAGTATTATACGTAATATCTATTTCAAATGATTTTCCTTGAGTACCTTGAGGGCCAGGAATACCCTGTGGACCAGGAGGTCCTTTAGGAACAGAACTAGTATAATTAATATAAGTTCTACTTGCAGCCCTTAAACCTGTAGTATTATAATAAGGTTGCGTAGTAGCTACTCTAGCTAAGTAACTTGCTCTATATCTATTCGATTTTTGTCCTAATCTAGCCATTTACTTTTTCTTTTTCTTTTTTACTTTCTTTTTTGGTTTTTTCTTCTTAGTTCCATATGCCATAATAATATCTCCTATTTAATAAAGTTATGTCTCTTTCATCCAACTATGCCCCTTTGCTAATCCATATTTATTTACTCTGACATAGACTATTTTATCTATAGAACAAACTATCCGATCAGCATGCATGCTTCTAACATCACATGATACTATTACGGAGGTTGTGCCTACTTCTTTGGTTTCCATACCTATTTCTACTACATCACCTTCCATTACAGGGTATTTAAACTCTACTTCAGATATATATTTTGTTACTATAAGTCCTGTGTTTAATTCTAATGCAGCATGGATACCACCTTCTTCATCTATCCATTTAAGCAATTGTCCCCCGTGGAGAGTTCCACGTGGATTAAGATCAGCGGGAGTAATTAACTTCCTTGTTAAAAATTTCATATGAATTATCCTTATCTGTTGTTTTTATAGGATTTTAAAGCATCTTCTATATCATATAACCAGTATGAAGCTGTAAGTTCTTCGCCTTCTTTTATTTCTCTTATCGATCTTAATTTGATAAAATCTCCCCATATGTAAGCTTCACAATTAGGATCTTCAGAGTGATTAAAAAACCCCCCTAAAGGAGTCCTTGCATACCCGTCTTGGAAATTACTATTAGATATATGAGTAATACCAAACTCATGATTCTCTTCGAGATCACATGTTGCAAAAAGACCTAATCCGTGAATTTTTGAATTTTTAATAGTTACTTCTTCAGGTAATGGTTTGTACATTCTCTACCTCCTTTTACGAAGAATTTTTTTATACTCTCTCTTAACCTCCGAATTTTCTTGACAAATACTATACCATTCATACTCTTGTATCTGTCCCGATAAATACATTTCTACATACTGTTGCGGAGATGCTTTTATTTTTTTAGTATTCATTTGATGCCCAACTAGCTAATAACCATATAATACCTATTAATCCCATAGTAGACACTATAGCAATTGTCCATGTGAGCCATGGTCCTAATCCAAACAATGCTTCTGTTATCATATAATCTATACATGTTAACATTATAGGCATAGCTATTAATACAAACTTCTCTATAATACTAAGACTGTCCCATGCAGAATAGTCACTAGATACATTGTTTCTATAGGGGTATCTCTTGGTTTCTTTTATTTTATTTCTATTAAATATCTTCATATATACGTTATGTCAATATAGACTAAAGGTCCTATATAGAGTTCTAATTATTATTTTTTATATTTGAGATATCATATATGCTAATCCATTTTTCCTAGTCTCGATTTAGGGACGAACATGGAAACTAACGAATCTGACCTTTGCGGCGCTATAGTATTATATATTATGTATGTATAGTACTTTCCGTTTCGAGCCCCCGGGTAAAGAATAGGGGTTCTTAATCCATTATAAGGAGAATAATACAATGGATACAATAGTAACAGTAGTACAAAGAAACCTAAGAAGTTCATGGTTAAACTTCAAAAGAAATCTTAAATCATTTATTGGTTTAAGTCATGGTTATGGTGTTGAGCTAGGAGGTGATTGTAGATCAATAACATGGACATGGATTAAATGGTCTAATGGCTGTAGATACTATGCTAATGACAGACATCATTGCTTTATAGAAGCACATGGTGAGCTTAATAGACGTATGGGTAAGACAACATATAACCCTAAGCATTGGGGTAGTGACTTCAGTGGTCCTGTCTATGCATTACGCATAGGTCGTCTATACTGGCGTTTGAATATGCATCATGAATACAACAAACGTACTAACATGTATGGTGGTCGTAATGCAGCAGCACATAGGCTAGTAAAGCTAGTACCATTCATGGATCTGTACTATAGGAGAAGTGAGAGTAGTAGTAGTGTAGTAACTGCCGCAGTGTGGGCTATGGTGTATGTGTGGGTGTGGATAGTAGCACCTCTAGGCATACTAGGCTTAACAGTGTGGTCTATAATCTTAACAATAAAGGAGATGATATAATGAGTAAGATAAACAAAGCGCTTAAAGAAACCCTCTATAAGCATCTAACTGATGTGCATAAGAGGAAACCATATCTGTTCTTAGAACAACAGCTTGTGGATTGCACTGCCCCTAATAAGGAGGAGTGTCCTACATGTAAGGCTGCTATAAACGAGCGTATAGCGGCAGGCCTTATTACTAGGAAACGTGTAAATGAAATAATAGCTAAACATAAGGAGAATAAATAATGATTAGTCTATTGATCGCAGTAGCAGCTATGGTATTCGTGGCTGCTCAGTACACTGTGTATAAACAGAATACAGCAGTAAACTGTTGGGGTTTAAGAGGGAGTGCTAGTGATAGTGCTCGCTCTACCCGTACAGGTGCATTGCTCATTATGATTGCATTAATCATAGTGAGAGGTCCAATCAATGACTTCTATGCTGATATGGAAGTTAAGAGTGAGGCCTATATGCAGGACACCTTTCTAGGTGAAATGTATGTGAAGGACTATTACTTGGACTCTAATGGAGATCATTCAGATTTCCATGGTAGAGTGCCTATGTGTAATAGATGTGGTCATACTGTGGGTTCGCATATGAATCCAGAGCATGGTCATAAGTTAATCCCATCAAAAGATGGTTATGTTAGAAGCTGCTCTACGGATTAATTAGTAGGGCAGTGTTTTCCTGGGGGTGGTGATCTGATCACCCCCACAAAATTACAGGCTAGTATCCTGATTAACTACTCTCAGTGTCATTCAGCTGAGTTATACCAATAGGAAAGGTAAATATGTTAAACAACATACTCTATCACCTATTCGGCAAGGTTCTTATACCTGCTAAAACGTTTAATCACATATGTGATACGCGTGAGCAGTATAAGGAACTAGCTGCCCACTATAAGTCTATGGCTTATGATCTTATGGATCGTATTCCAGAGGACGAACTAGTGAACAGCTAGGTCCCTTGTCAGGCCCTGTTGTGAGAGGGGTGGATAATACTCTCACTAAGATTTTGTAGTACCCAGCTAGTGACATCCGCACTTCTCACAGCTAGCTGGTCTCTATCCTCACCCCCATGAGGGGACAAAGGCCTGAGCACGCCTATTAACTGCTCCCTCTTAAGAGGTAAAACTCTTAGGAGGTAGTTTCTAAGAGAAAGGACTTTGTTATGTTAGAAGATTTCTTTAAATCTTTTCATGACTTCTTTACATCTTGTGATTATCCTTTTAGATATGATGAGAATGGTGATTGTATCTATAATCCTAGTGATCATATTACAGGTTATAAAGAGGGTGAAGTAACAGAGTTTTGTCCATGTGGCGAATATGAATTTTGGGATACAGTGTATTTGTATGAATGGCAATGTGCTTGTCCTGAAAATCCATATTGGTTTGGTATTGTTTTATTTACCTTTATATGTGGATATGGCTTATATCGTTATTTTAACGATTAATAAGCAACAGCCCAGCTGTACGTTAGGTGCCGTAGGTTCGCGACCTGGCTGGGCACAATGTTGTACTACACTGGATTGTGGAACCCGGTGTAGTATGACTCTCTCTGATGGTGTAATTGGTACGGTACTTGTGTGCGGGTACCAACACATCTCATAAGCACTAGGGAAACTCCTGGCAGGTAAGATAGAAGCCAGGAAGGTTCTGCTTACAGGAGGATGTAAACTATGGTAGGTTTACCGTAAGCAGAGTGGTGAGGATAGGTCTTTCGAGACCCGAACTCACTATACCCAGATCTTACTGGACCGTTAATAAGATACCTAGGAGAAGCTGTAGGTTCGATTCCTACTCAGAGAGCGGCGTGTACTCGTCATTCCACAAGAGAGTACACAACCCGTATCTGTCCGGAAGACAGAGAGTAATAAACCCAAAAGGAGGGCTTATGAATCCACTTAGCTGTGCCGTTGCTTACGGCCCAGAGTCTCGTTATGAATAGGGCGAGGCTTGACAGTAGACCTACTAGGCATCTTCCGACCAGGTCTTTAGTCGGTGGTATGGCCATAGTCCCAAAATTTGGGGGTAATAATGTTAATCAAACAATAACAAAGGAGAAAGTAATGGTTAATCAACCAAATCCAAAAAGCAGATTAAAAGGATCATCTGCTATAAAACAAGGTCCTTCAACAATAACAAACCGAAAGGAGAAGAAAATGAACATGAAGCGTGTTCTTGATAAAGCTCGTGCGCTTGGTGATAAAGCTGTCACTAAGTTAATGAGTGCCTTATTCAATGTCGCATTAGTGCACTTTGATTCTGATCGTCTGGTCAAAATCGCTGTGATGACATTGAAGTTCATGCCAGTACATACTAAAGAGGTGCCAGTAATGACACCAAAAGTTGGTAGTCCTGGTGAAACTGAGCCATTGGTTCTGGATAAACTGTGTGTTTATTCTGCTAGCGGGCTGGAGTTTAAGACATTGAAGTATTTTCATGTCACTCTGCCTTCTGGAGATGATCCGGAATCTAAGGCTAAACGTGATCACATGGTCATGAACTTGACTCAACATCTACTTGATAATGATCTGGTACCATTTGGATCGTTAAAGAGAGATACTAAGGGTCGTAGTAAATGCTATGTATTACATAGATCCGAGGCTGAGATGTATAGTAGCGATACTGGTGCATTTCTGCCATACTTTCATAAACTATTTACTGACTGTAGTTTAGTCCGTAAGTTTAATGTGAAAGTAGTAGAACCAGCCAAGTTCGATAAAGATGGTAATGTCATCAAACATAATGAGTTGTATGATTATGGTGTTGACGATCGTAATGATGGTGCTGGTTTAATCAGACCATGTCTTGGGGATAGACAGTTTCAAGCTATTCCTGCTGGTGTGGTGGATGATAGACTACCTATTGCTAAGGGCTTTCTTGATAGTAAGATCATCAAGGATGACTCTGCGTGGGAAGCTATCTTCGGAGATGTAGATATCATTATCTATAAAGATGATCAGATTAAATGTCAGTCTGATCGTGCTGAAGATGGTGAGTGGGTAGTGGGTTTCACTTACATGGATGGTGGGGATATTCCTTATCCATTCCATTGGGAGTGTACTCAGTTCTTGCGTCTTACTGATGAAGTGTACTCAGTTCTTGCTAAATCATCTAAAGCGGCTATGAAAGCGCTATTTGATAAAGTAAGTACAAAAGAAGGACTTAGATCCTATATCAGTGCAAAGATAGATCGTGCTGTTAAGAATGGATGGGATGCTACTATACAGATGAAAGTGCTTGCTATGCTGTATACTAAAGCAACACATCGGTTTGTATGGGTGAAAAGACAGATTGAATCTATGTTATTAGGTGACGTCTGGAAGATCACTAAGTCCTATGGTGTATTTGGTAGAGGCATACCTCTATTGACTAATGACCTGTTAGCTAAGACTGATCCACGGTATGTACCTTACTGGGTTGCACGTGCGGTTGGTGGTGACAATGATGGTGATTACATTGTCTATCTAGCTAATAGAGCAAGTGGGAAGATGCTGTATTGGAGATTCCCGGTTGTTGGTGGACTAGTCGTTAGAGACATACCAAAGAGCTTACTAAATGCTAAAGACAGCAATGGTGAGTATCTGCTACAAGATCTACATCCTGAGATTGTAGACCTGTATGTTAAGTATGCCATGGATGTGCCTGAGTTCTCTAGGAATGATATCATAAAGGAAAGAAACACTGATCCTTTAAATGAGGCTGTGTATACTGCTGAGGATATCATGCTAGGTGAGGACATTGGTACAAATACCAATAACCTTAAGCGTCTACTAAGTTCATTAGGAGAGAATACATATGAACTATGTGGCTATGAGGATAAAGATGCTCTGATTGCAGATATCCATAAAGCGATGATCTGTATCGAGAGTGGTGCAATAGCATTAAAGTACCATGTAGATGGAGTTACTGCGCCTATCTTGTCCAAAGCTGTGTATGCGCTGTATCCTATGGAATATACTAAAGCACCTAAGCCTAGCAGCTGGGTAGCAGTGAATAAAATCATTGCTAAGCTAGACTCTGGAGTGAAGGAGTTTGACTCACGTCTATATTCTGTAGCGCTTAAGGAAGCAACAGTGCTGTTCGATGGCTTCATGAAAGATACTATAAGTACTAAGCGTATGGCTCGTATGGTTGATAGAACAGGGCTTAGACCTAGTATCTCTCAAGTCAAAGCTGCGAATCTGTTTCTGAAAGACATTGGAATTGCATTCCGTGGTGTCTTTGAGAAGTATGAGGGAATCGATGACAATGATGATATGTTCAAAGCTGAATTGTCTAAGGTTGTAAGAGCAGCTGAGAGTTATGGTAAGACTCTTGATCTGGATACTCTGAAGACTGCGATATACCAGTATCTACGTGATACTAAGGGTACTGGTGCTTGTGCTGTGCATATGGCAAGCAATCGTATTCCTGAGGTGTTCGGATGGGAAGGACCTGATAACCTTACAGTTGAACTACCTGAACCTAAAGTGGGGGCTGTCTTATTGACGGCCTTCCGCAAAGGTAGTGATATACCATTTGATGAGTTGAAAGTATCATCTGGTAAGCTATCAGGTAATGAAATCACATTCAATGGTGGTGTTACGTTATCTTTACACAAAGACTCTATTAGTAGAGTACCTGATGGTGAAGTAACAGTAGTAAATGCTACTAGATATGTGAACAAAGAAGGAAAAGCTAGTAGTAGAACAGCTAACCTTGTTTGTAAAGTGGAAGCTAGTAAGTAACCACTAAGTAGTACCAGGCCAGTGCCCAGTGTTGGGGTAACAGGTGTCAGAGACCTGACTGGCCTCTAGCGAGTCTCCTCCGCTACACTACGTTCCGCGTCGTAAGATAGGAGACCTCCGCTACACTACGTTCCGCGGAGAAATATAGGAGGTATTAAATATGTCGTATATTAAGACCACTAAGTTTCCTTTTGCCCATAAGCATGGTCGTAATGGATGGGTAGAATGGTTGGTAAAACATAAAAACTTTACTAAAACTAAAGCCTCCGCACTGCCAATTAGGGTAGTGTATGGGATTTACTTTAATAGTAAAAGGAGAAAATGATATGAAATCATTTCCAAATGGGGATATGTTCCCTGCTTTAAATAAACATAACCACATTCTTGATATATTTAAGAATGCTGGTGTACCTGTT